AGAGGAACTCAGGGAACTATTTATTAATAATATCGGTTTTTCTTATCTACAGATAGATGGGAAACAGTTCGATAGTGTATATTTAACCGAAAAAAAAATAGATGACTAATGGCTAAGAAAAAGAAACAACTACCAGACCTATCTAAGCAGGATATACTTACTCCTTTGGATGTATCTCAGCTTGGTACTAATGGAGACCCATGCTTTGGTATTGGGTATGATTTATCAACTAAAGAATGTAAACTATGTGGGGATTCAGAGCTATGTGCGTTCAAGATGTCCCAGAATCTGAACGTTACAAGAAAAGAGTTAGAACAGAGAAATCAATACAAAGACTTGGATGTATTAGAAGACACGGTTGGTATCAAGAAATACATCCGAGGCTTGATTCGGAAAGGGAAAGATAGAAAAGAAATTATCACTAAGACAGTAGATAAATTCGAAGTACCTAAGAAACGTATTAGAGAACTTTATAGAGAGTGTAATGAAAAAGCTTGATATGATATGGGCAATGCTTAAGATATATCTTAACAACCCAAACTATTTCGTAAAACAGAATGATGTACTCTCTGAGATTTGTATGGAGGGTGAAAAGGATGTTAACCGAATCTGCCATTCACTTGGTATCATTCCTCAGAGAGGATTAACCTTTGGACAATTACTAACTAAAATAGGAATTAACGTATGAACAAATTAAGATTTACAAAAGTGAGAGAGGTTCCCTCACCTTCAAGAGGCAATGCCGGAGATGCCGGTTTAGATTTTTACATCCCAACTAATCTTACACCCATAGAATTAATGGGTACTTCGGTAAATACCGAACAGCAAATTCGGTATGCTTGTGATTTAAACACAAATCATATTCAGGTAATAGAAATACCACCTCATTGCCGAGTACTAATCCCATCAGGTATCAAGGTATTAATTGAACCAAGGGAATCTATGCTCATGGCTGCAAATAAATCTGGTATTTCTACAAATCAAGGTCTTATTTTTACTGCCGAGATTGTAGATTCTCCCTATGTAGGTGAAGTACATATTGGGATAGTAAATACCTCTAATTATCTTGTTAGGTTGGAAGCTGGGAAAAAGGTTGTACAGTTTATACATGTTCCTGTATATCTTACGGAGGCTGAGGAGATTCAACAAGAGGAGTATTATTCTGAATCTCAAATGTGGGGAAGTAGAGGAGCAAATGGTTTTGGTTCAACAGGAGATAGATAACTATGGAAGATAATATACCGGGATTCCCAGGTTATCATATATCTAAAGAGGGTAAACTTTATAATAAGGGTCACCCAGTGAAAACCTTTTACCATAAGAGATACGAACGTACTAAATTACGTAATGGTAATTTATCTAAGAATGTGAAAATACATAGATTAGTAGCAGAAGCTTATATACCTAACCCTAATAATTTACCAGTAGTAATGCACTTGGATGACAACCCTTTGAATAACAAGGTAAGTAATCTTAAGTGGGGTACTCAGAAAGATAATGTAAGGGATGCCATATCTAAGGGTAGGTTAAAAGTAAGTGGTAAAGATAATCCTATGTATGGTGTACATAGATTTGGTATAGAATCACCAAATGCTTCTCTTAGTTTACGCAAAGTTAGGCGTATAGATAGACTTAAGTTAAGAGGTAATACTAATCGGTATATAGCTAAAAGGTTGAGAGTTAGTAATGCTACGATTGGTAATTACCTTAAAGGTATTTATTATAAAAATTAAAGATTTTGGATATCAGGAATATAAAAGGAGCAGTACCTGAGGTATCACAAGGAAACATACTCCAGGAAATTTATAAGCTTGGCATTGAGCAATTCGAAGGTTATAGGAATATAGAAAAATTACCTGTATATCCTTTGGATATCAATAACTCAAAAAGCCAAGTTATTTTGAAGGACTTTATTGGTAGAGTTATTGAAGAACTCACCGAAGGTTTTGAATCAACCGATGCTGCTGTAACACTCACTAAGAAATATGGTTGGAATATTGATAATCTCACCGAAGAGGAGTATCAAGAAGTACTAAATCATTTAGCTAATGCAAATGAGGAACAGGCTGATGCAATTGGTTTCTATATTACTCTTCTAGCTTATTCAAATATTCTTCCTGAAGATATTCTTAGCTATAAGAATGCAAAGAGCTTGTTTGATGTAATGGCCATTGGAGTTAAGGAGATATTAATCTTGGGAGAGAGCGAATATCCCGGAGAGAAGATTGGGTACTGTGTAATTCACCCATCTCATACTCCGAATTATGAGTCAGTGATACAATATACACCAGGATTCCATAACCTGAATGAAGTACTACATGAGGATGAGAAATTACACTTGTTCGATGTTATATATGAATTGAACAAGGCAAGAAACCTATTAAAGTCAAGGCCTTGGAAACAAACTCAAGTGATGACTAAGGAACTTGATTATCAGGAGGCTTTGGTAAAATCATTCTACTTATATATGGGATTCCTTGCATTGAATGGGTTTACAGATGAAAACCTATTTAGGTTATTCTATAAGAAACAAAGGTTAAATCTCTGGAGACAGAATACCAATTATTGATATGAGTGGATGGAATAAGAAATTAGAGGGGCTTCAGCTTAATGCGGAGGAGTCCCTCCATTCGTTAGAATTCGCCACATCTCAAGAAGCATGGGAAAAACTAAATGAAGGATTCCTTCGATTAGACCCAGCTCTCTTTGAGAAAGGGGCAATAGCAAATTCTGGGGTAGCCGTAGTATATAACGTATTTATTAAAATACGAAAGGCTTGGGTAGACCCCGAATTTGATTATGGTAGGTGTTTCAATTACAAAGAAACTAAGTGGACTAGCTTATTGAATAACTACATAGATTTTAATAAGCTTGACTTGTTGCGTAGTAAACTGAGAGTACTGAGAAATAAGTACAATCAGAATTACAATATAACCTATATGTTTAATAATCATCATGATAATGGAAAACAATGTTTGATAGCTGCAACATTTTCGAAAAGGTTTGGGGAAGACATACCAGTTATTACAATGGTAATCAGGGCTTCGGAAATTACCAAGCGGTTGATATTCGACTTCCTATTGATTCAACGGATGGCAGAATATGTGTATGGGCCAGACCAGTCAGTACAAATCAACCTATTTGCGACACAGATGTACGGGAATGTAGAGACCCTCTTGATGTATCATACTCATAAACCCTTGAAGAAAGTACTCAAAGGGGCAGAAGAGAATGCTTGGAATAAAAGGGTAAAAGAGATATGGAAGAAATTTAAGAATGGCCAAGAGAAAGACTTCTCATCTTTCAAGGTATTTTTTAGAAGTTTCAAAGTACTCAGACCAGACTTATATGAGGAAACATATAAATCAATGAAAGCAAAAGAATTACTTCTCGAGTATGAAGATATTGAGTACCCAGAGAATGTAATCTCTTACTCTCAGAGAAAAGCATATAAGAAGAAACTCTTAAAACAGAAGAACAATGAGAATATTCAGTAATTCATTCGAGCTAATGTCCGAATTGGGCAGAGAGCTCAACAGTTATGGTCAAACTGTAAAACCAAAGACCTATCAGAATAAAGTCATTGAGGGTAATGATGACTTTATAACCAAGGAAGTAATTTGCCAACAATATTGCTTGACATCCTTGGGAGACCCAGTATGGTTGTTTATATTCTCAAAGTCAAAAGAATGGGCAGATGCCGAACTTAAGGAAAGAATTGGTTGGTACGATTATAACCCAGGAGAAGCTTGGAAATTGAGAAAGGATTTATGGGAACAGTTCTTGGTAGATGGTAAGTTTGATTATACCTACCCAGAGAGAATTTGGAAAGAATTCCCAGTTGGTGGTAAACTACCGTTCAATTCTGAATATCATCTACAAACGGTTATCGAATTGCTTAAAAAGGATAGTGATACTCGGAAAGCCGTACTCCCAATATTCTTTGGTTCAGACTTAAGATATCTCGATGGTAGCAAACGTATCCCATGTTCTATGTATTATGATTTCCTTATCCGAGAGAATGGTAAGGGAGAAAAGGTATTACATATTTGTTATCACCAAAGGAGTTCAGATTTTGTTACTCACTTTGGTAATGACGTATACCTTGCATGGAGACTTATGGAATATGTTGCTCAAGAGGTTGGAATTAAACCTGGGTATTTGTATCATACCATCGATTCTCTCCATGCTTATAAGAAGGATTGGTTAGCTTTGAGCTCTAATCTGGAAGATTTACAAGATAAATACTAATTAAGAGGGATGTATCTGCTACTGGTAGGTATGTCCCTTTTTCTATTTATAATTATGGAGACAAGATATAAGATAATAAGAAACAAGAAAGAACTCAAACGACTTATTGCTTGTTGTATAGCAACTGGTTATGCTTGCTGTGACTATGAAACAAATGCAGAACCCATATACAACAAATCTTTTAAACCAACCATCTTATCAGTATCTTGGATGCCAGGATTTGGTGCTTCTATACCATTAGACCATTTTCAGACTAAAGAGTATACTGCTCCAGGATGGAATTGGAAAAAGATGTTAAGGAAGTTTGGGGAAGAGGTAATCGAAAATTACGATGTAGTTAAGGTTGCCTGGAACTGGAAATTTGATGACCAGATAAATCAGAAGTATAAGATATTCTATAGGGGTACTTGCTTAGATGGTATGCTTGCAAAATACGTACTCAATGAAGAAAAACCACATGACCTAAAATCAATGGTAAGAAGGTATTTGCCAGAATATGGTAATTATGAAAAGCAGGATGCTTTCGATAAGATACCCTGGGATAAAAAAGAATTAGACCCACTTTGCCATTATGGATGTCAAGATACTGATTATACTTTGAGATTAATGCTCTTCTTTGAGAAGAAGTTAATTGACTTGGGAATGTATTCAGTATTTCGTAATTTATTTATGTGTAATTCTCGAGTACTTACTTCCGTAGAGAAAGAAGGATTATATGTAGATACTGAGTTCAATAAAAAGCTTCTGGAAGAATATAAACCAAAGATTGATGCTGCTAGACAAGCAATATATGACTTGCCAAGAGTTAAGAAATTCGAAAAGAGATTTAACCAGGCTAAGATTGATAAGTACATAGAAGCTATCCAAGCAGAACTTGAAGAGTTAGATTATAATGACCCAAAAGACAAACGAAAGATTGCATCAAGGGAACAGAAGATATCTAATATCAAGGCAGGTATATTTACAACTAAAAAGGAACAGGATTTGATAAGACCAATTAACCTTGGTAGTCCAGTTGATTTGCCTGCACTCATGTATTCAAAGCATGGGTTTAATTTTGAGGTAATCAAGGATAATGAATCTGGTAAACCCAGTACGGATGAGGAAACTTTAACTAATCTCAGGCTTAAGGTAGAAAACCCAGAATCACCAAAAGCAATATTCCTTGACAAGTTATTGGAACTTAGAGGGTTAGAGAAAATGTATAAGACTTATATTTACGGATGGTGGGAGAAAGTACAAGATGACTCTCGATTACATGGTAGATATAATATACACGGTACTGACTCTAATAGGTTTAGTTCTGCAGACCCAAACATGCAGCAGATACCAAAGACATCTGTAGACCCCAATATCAAAAAACAATTAGTTGCTCCTCCCGGATATTTATATATGGCATTCGACTACTCTCAAGCAGAGTTAAGAATGATGGCTCACTTATCTGGTGATGAAACTTATCTTGAAGCATTTGCCAAGGGAGTAGATCCTCACCTTGGTATAGCAGCAGCAAAGTATGGAGTACCCATTGAGGAAGCTTCTAAAATATATGAGGATGAATCACACCCAGACCATAAGTTATGGAAGGTAAGGAGAAAGCAAGCTAAACAAATTGCTTTTGGACTTATCTATGGTATTGGTGATGCTCTTCTAGCAGTTAAATTATCTGACCCAAAAGCTGGTATTATAGTTTCGAAAGAAGAAGCTCGTAAGGAAATGGATGAATTCTTTAAGAAACACCCAAAGATACTTAAGTTCAAAGAGAAGCAAGAGAAGTTCTTACGTAAGAATGGGTATTATACCCAATTATTCGGAACTAAGAGAAGATTACCTCAGATATATTCTAACGATAAACAAGAAGTTGCTTATGCTATCCGATTAGGTTTGAATTTCCCTTGTCAGGGTGCTGCAGCAAATATGACAAACTTTGGAGCAATTCTTGTATACTGGTTAATGAGACAAGGGAAATTGCCAATGATGAAAGAAGCTTGTACAGTTCATGATGCTGTTTATATGTATTCTAAGCCACAAGATATAAACACCTGGACAGTATATACTATCTGGAATATTCTACGTAATCCAAGTACAAAGAAATACTTTGGTTTCCAAGTAGATGATGTAGATATGGATATGGACTTTACTATTGGTAGGTCAATGGCAGAAGAATTACCATTTATTCCTGGGTATGATTATAACAAGATGCTTCAACCAGATTTCTCAGTTGAGGAATATATGGAAGAACATAAGAAGTATAAGCATATTCACATCAAGCAATTTAAGGAAAGGTTTAACAAACAAATAAAGAAGTATGAAAAAGATTTTGAACGGGCCCACGGTATGGCGAGCTAAATGTCCTTGCTGTGATTGCGAATTTGAATATGATACTAGTGAAACAGAACGAGTATATAATGTTGCTGACAATAGTATCTTTAGAGTAGTACATTGCCCAAATTGTAAAATTAGCTTAAAGCATTCAGATTCAGCAAAAACAACTACCAACTTGAGGAAAGAGGATACTATGTCTACATAAATAATATAAAATTATGAGACTATGACGAATGCGGAAAAAGCAAGGCTAGATGCCAACAGATTATCATCCCTAACATATATGATATCGGCATGCTTGGTATATTCAATAGATGGGCTATTCGATTATCTGGCAAAAGCTAACTTAAAGTTAGCAGGTAGGGATAAAATGTTATTCAATCGAGTAAAAGAACAAATAGGTCAATTGCAAGGCAATCTAAAAATATTAGAGGACTTGGCATTTAACGTAATGGGTAACGATGATGAAGCCAAGTTAGCTTACGAAGATGCTGTTCATATATACTGGGTTACGTTTCTTGTATTAGTAGATAGGGGTGGTTCAGATGAGCTATGCGACTTAAGGTTTAAAGCTTTAGTTGATATAATAGGTAAATATGAATCTCTTCTACACTTACCAGGTTTAGATAGGGCCTACTTTGCAGCATTCGCTCAAGTATCAAAGGCAATTCAAGAAGGCAAATACAGTAAAGAAGATTTTAAAAACCTACTGAAAGTCCATGAAGATAGAACTGAAGAAACTGAAGGTGAAATTTGAGGGTAAATCAATCGAGATAGATATACAAAAGGAATTATCTATCAATGAGAATATTATCAATTCTCAGCTACGAGATTCTCCCTCTAGTTATTATATCTTATGCTCACTGAGAGATAAGTATATAAGGGAAAGGGACTTACTAGCAAGGGAAAAGGAAGAAGCCTATTCCCAAGCTTGGATATATTATAAAGATGCTAACGAGAGATGGAATAACGATTACGTATCTCATAAGGCAAACCTTAATAAGAAGTATGCCTCTATATGCGAAAGATATCTTAAAGCAGTAGAGAAAGCAAATAAGTTCATCAGTATATGTAGAGCTTATGAATCACGCGAAAATATACTAAGAACTATTAATGCAAACCTTAGAAAGGGATAACCTATTGAACTATAAACAATTACTAACTTTTAAAAACAGTATACAGTATTAGAATATGAATTATTCAATGTCATTTATCTCAACTCTTGTAGCTGAGAAATTCAATCAAGAATTACCGGGATGCCCAACCGAAAATCGGGTACTTATCTTATCACCAAAAGAAGTAAACCAAACCAAATCTGGGCTCATTATCCCGGAGCAAGTAAAAGAGGGAGTACCTCGTAAGGGAGTGGTAGTAAAGAGTGGAGAAATTACAGAGGAATACAAAACCTACCGGGACTTGGTAAAGATTGGTAATATCGTTACCTATGGTTTGTATGCAGGCAAGGAACTTGAATTCCCCACCGATGAATTATCTCCGGCATTGCAACAGCTTTTGGAGAAGAACAATCTTACGGTACTGTCTATGAATGAGATAGTATACTCAGAACCGAACAATCAAAATTAATATTATGATAAAAGACAAGGACAAAAAGAAAAAGAAAGTATCTTCAGAAGGACTTTCTACAAAGGAAAAGATGCTAGCTAGAAAGAAACAGCTAGAGTCTAAGGGAAACGGTAATGGGTTGGTATATCCCAAAGAAGGTACATTGCGTATGAGAATTAAATCTCCAGGCGATGACCAAGAATTGGGAATAGAAATTATCCAATTCTACCTTGGAGGTAATTTGGGTGGAGTTATATCTCCTGCTACTTTCGATGAGCCTTGCCCATTTATGGAAAAGTATCAAGAACTGAAAAATTCTAAAGATGAGGATGACAAGGAACTTGCAAAGAACCTTGTACCAAGAAGAAGGTACGTTATTGGTGGACCAGTATATGCAGATGAAAAGGGTACTAAATTCGACTACGATGGTAAGGATAAGGGAGTTTTAGTACCTCGCTCAGTATATCAAGATATCATTGATCTTTACCTTGATGAAGATGAGGCTGGTGATATGACTGACCCAAGAACTGGGTATGATATCAAAATCATCCGTTCTGGTTCAGGTAAATTGGACACTACCTATTCTGCCCGTGCTTGCAAACCAACTAAGTTGGATAAGAAATACCAAGGTAACGTAGACTTGGAAAACATAGTTCGTTCTCAGATAAAAGACTACGATGAACTTGAGAAACTACTTGCACAGTATCTCAATGAGGACCATGAATCTGATGATGATGAACCTAAAAAGAAGAAAAAGAAAAAGGGTATTCACAAGGACCATTACATGGAAGATGAGGAACCCAAGAAAAAGAAGAAAAAATATAAGTCGGATATTTAAGGGTTAGTAAATATGGTTTCATTCGAAGGTGGTAATTAGATTCGTTCTGTTATCACCTTCTTTAGTTTAAACAGAATACATTATGGCAAAGAAAACAAAGGTAGGTTTAAAAGTACCAACCAAAAATGAGATATTGAAAAAATATGGTGGGATGATTAAGGTAGCATCAGAAACTAAGGAAACAGGTTTATGGTTACCTTCAACATTCTTTGCTCTCAACTATTTATTCGGAGGGGGCATACCCTGGGGAAAATCCATTGAAATTGCTGGAGAAGAATCTTCAGGTAAGTCTCTTATTGCATACAACTTTGCATATTCTACAATTCAACTTGGTGGACACGTAATATGGGTAGATGCCGAACAATCTTGGATGAATTCCTGGGCAGAGATTAATGGTGTAGACCCAACTAAGGTAACTTGCATTAATGATACCCGTATAGAGTACGTATCGGATGCAGTAGCAGACTTAGCAATATACCTTCGTTCTCAGTTAACTAATAATGAACCGATACTCTTAGTAATCGATTCTATTGCTGCTATGGACTGTGCAGATAACATAGATGCTAAAATGGCAGAGGGTAAAGCAGAGATGGGAGGTAGAGCAAAGGCTCTTTATAAATACTTCCGTATCAGGAGTGAACTCTTCTACAAACTCGGAATTTGTCAAATATACATTAACCAATTAAGAACAGCACTCAATGTCGGATTTGGAAAAGATAATACAACCACTACTGGAGGAGCAGCACTCAAGTTTTATGCTTCAATCCGGGCTGCGTTCTATTCTGGTAGAAGCATTACTGTTAAGCAAAAAGGTAAAGAACGAAAAGCAGGCAAACTCGTTACTATTCGACTTATTAAGAATAAAGTGGCTCCTCCAAGACCAACGATCTCTAAATGCCCGGTATACTTCAATCCTAAATTCCATGAAGTCGGCTTTGATAGATGCTTCGGACTCGAAGACGTCTTAGTAGAGAACGACATTATCGAAAAATCCTCAGGTGGGGTTTATAAGTTTAAAGGTAAAACCCTTGCAAGAGGAGAAGAGAAATTCCAAAAGCTTCTTGAGGAAGATGATGACCTTCGTCGTAAGTTACTTCGTAAAGCTGATATTAATACCATCGGTACCACTAGAAAGAAGTTAGAAGCTCTGACTACTAATTATTATCCAGTAGATGGAGTAGAATATGAATCATTTAATGAGTCGGAAGACGAGGAGGAAGACGATGAGTAAGAAAACAATATTATTGATTGATGGGGAGAATATTCTCCATCAATCTTTTCACAAGTTCGAAAAACTTAAGAGTACTGATGGTAAACCAAGTGGAGCAATCTTCGGATTTTTCAAATCACTTCACATGTATCTTACACGGTTCGAACCAGATGATGTTTATATATCATTCGATAATGGGCATTCACCTTTGAGAATGGAGCTGTTACCCAATTATAAGGGACACAGAAAGAATATATCTGTAGACTACGAATCATTGCAAAGTCAAAAGGTAATTATCATGAAGTTATTGGGTATGCTAAGAATTAATTATATATTCGATAAAAGAAAATCTACAGTATATGAAGGAGATGATTTCTTAGCATACCTTGCAATTAAAAAATTCCAATCCGATAAGATGATACTTATATCATCGGACAAGGATTTTAACCAGTTGCTAAGTAATAATCTTCGGATATACAACCCAAGGAAGGACGAGATGATTCGGATGGAGAATTGCAAAAAACTATTTGGTTATCATTCACATGAAACTGTATCATACCTTGCAATGGTTGGGGATACATCCGATGATATTCCAGGGTTCCCAGGTATTGGGCCAGTAAAAGCAAGGAAGATACTTGATGAGGGAACTATACATAAGTTCTTAGATGATGAGGGTAATCGAGAAAAATATTTAGAAATATGGGAAAGAAATAGGCAGTTGATTGACCTATTCTATTTTGTGGGACATAATCCTCTTGACAAGTTACCTATCAAAACAAAAAGGAAGTTCAAATACGAAAAGTTCAAAGCTATTTGTATCGAATACTCTTTAGCATCATTCTTGACAAATGAATTTATAAAACCATTTAAAGAATTACAAGATGGAATGGATTAAACCAAAACGAATAATGTTTGTAGGTCCCTCAGGTATAGGGAAAACTACATTGGCAAAAGCAGTAGAAGAAATTTGTGGGATTCCTTTTATCTCTGGTAGTATGAGTGATTTACTCCCCGCTACTAAAGATATAACTCACTCAGAGTTATTATCTCTTGGTTCGAAGAGTTTACAACAATCAGATTATCAACTGTTAACTTTGAGAAACAGATTGTTCAGGGATAAGGAAACATTTGTTACAGACCGTAGTTATGCAGATTTAGCTGCTTATTTCTGGTATAAACAAGATAGACATCTTCCAGAATGCGAATTAGAAGATTTCTTCTGTAAATGTGGAACTCTTATGAGAAGTCAATGTGACTTAGCAATATACCTTCCATTAAGTATGTCTACTTATAAGGATTGGAATATGGAAGATAATCATAAGAGAATCACTAATCGGTATTATCAAGTACATATATCGGGAATGATGGGAGAACTTCTTGCAGATTGGGAAATACCAACTTTGGTAATACCTCAATTGGATTTGTATACCAGACTCAGTCAGATAAAAGGACACTTATTATGAAAGATGTAATTGCAGTAGCCTTCTCAGATTTACACATAAATCTCTGGGCTAAGTTCAATGACAATAACCACAGGACCCTGAATTCGTTCAGGGTTTTGTCGATTATACAGAAAGTATGTAAAGAGTACAACTGTCCTGCTCTATTCTGTGGAGACCTATTTCATAAGGCAGAGACTATGGACCAAGACCTTTCAGAGATAGTTTATAATGAGCTCAATAAATTGGGAGGTCTTTGGATATATGCCATATCAGGTAACCATGATATCAAGAAAGTAAGTAGAGTGGGTAATCCCCCCTACAGTTGGTTGTATACAGTAGAGAGATATGGTATAGAGATAATAGATTACACTACTCGTATACTATCTGGATATCATAAAGAAATAGAAGTGCATGGGGTTCCGTATATTGATAATAATATCGGGATAAGCAAGTATCTTTCAGAACTCAAGTTAGATAAGAGTAAAAAGCATATACTTCTTCTTCATACCGATTATCCGGGAGCAAAGGATACCGATGGTAGGGAAATAGACTCTGTAGAGAACCTAAATCTAAATACCCTGAATAGGTTTGACCTGGTATTATGTGGACATATACATAAACCTCAAAGGCTTGGGAAAAAGGTTTATATGATTGGGGCTCCTAACCAACAGAGAAGAACAGATAAGAATTGCAAACTTGGGTATTGGAAAATATATGAAGACCTATCCATGGAGTTTGTACCTCTGAAAGGTTTCCCAAAATTCAAGGATGTAGAATCGGAAGAGGATATTAAAGATGATGGCAATTATTATACCATAATTCCTCAAAAAGCTAGTACTCCAGTTAATAACAAACATAAGATTACTAAGCAACTTTCTAAGAAAACTCTAGCAAAGAGATACCTAAAAGAGAAAGGTATTAAAGATGAGGTAAAAACTAATCTATTAATCGAAACACTTAAAAAGGCTGAATCATGTTAACATTCCTAAATATGGATGTAGAGGGTTTTTGTTCAATAGAATCCCTACACTTACAATTAAACCCCACCTGTACCATGCTAATCAAGGCACCAAATGGGAAAGGCAAGTCAACTATCTTATCTGCATTGGTATGGGCAATATATGGGAAAAACCTAAAGGGTGTATCTGAGGTAAACACCTGGAAACAGATAAGACCAAAAGAATATCAGGGCACCAAAGTCCAGGTATATTTTCAAAAAGACTCTCATACGTACAAAGTAATACGTTGTCAGAAGTATGACGGTTTACTTGATGATGGGTCTAAAGGGAAAGATAGGCTTATCATTATCAAAGATGGTGATACTATTGATGTAAAGGGCAAAGGTAAAATCCAGGACGTAATAAATAGGGAAATAGGTTTATCATATACTCTGTTCATGAATTCAATTATGTTCGGACAGGGTATTAAACGACTCATACAAGAATCCAATTCAGATAAGAAAAAGATATTCGAAGAAGTATTCGACTTAGAATTCTTAAACCTTGCCAAAGGCATTGCATTGCAGGATAAGAATAATGTAATTGCCCAGATAAATGAGGTAGAGCATCAATCTCAAATCCTTAAAAGGGAATTAGAGGTTAACAAAGAGGCTTACTTTGATTTACGTGACAGAGAGAAGTCTTTTAAGAAACGAATAAAAGAAGAACGGAGAGAACTAAAGCAAGATAGAGAAAAGCTAACTTCGTTACTTATAAAGAAACAAAAACAAATTAAGGACGAAGTAGATGCTTCTATTCAGATAAAGATTAAGAAACAGAATAAGGTAATCTTGGACTTAAGAGGTAAAATAAAGGATGCTAAGAGTTTATCTAATGTACCTCTCAAGAAGGTAATTAAAGAGTTAGTAATACAGTTAGAAGCTGGCCACTACAAACGTGCATTGCGAGATGCTAAATCAATATATAAGGCATTCTCTGACCTTGACAAATATGATAAAGAGTATCAAGAGGCTTTAGAGAGGTTAGAGGAATTAAGTAGTGTTAACGATAAGTATAGAAAACTAAAATCTGAATGTGATGATATTGCTTCTGACATTGCTACTGTTGATGAGGATTTATCTAAGCTCAAAGAGGAGAAACTTAAAGTCATGTCTCCCAAGTATAAACAAAAGCTTAGGGAGATTAGGAAAAACTTACGGAAGGTTGATGAAGACTTTCATAACAAAGAAGCCGAGTTAGAGAATTACAATTGGTTAATCAATGACCCATTGGGAAATAACGGAATTAAGGCATATCTATTTGATTCATCACTTGAGTTCTTAAACAAATGCTTGGATAAATACTCAGAGGTATTAGGTTTTAGGATAGAGTTTAATATCGATTTAGGAACTGCTAGAAAAGAATTTGTTACTCTTATTGAAAGAGATGGGCAAATCATTGATTATGATGAACTTAGCGGTGGAGAAAAACAATTAGTTAATGTGGCAATGGCTTTTGCAATGAATGAAGCTCTTACTGCATCTAAAGGTATAAATCTTGCTTTCTTAGATGAGGTATTTGAATCTTTGAGTTCAGATAACGTTGAGGTTGTAACTTCCTTGATAAGACATATATTCAAAGATAAAACCCTATTCTTAATCACTCATTTAGACTCACTTCCTCTTGGTAATACGAAAATCCTGCAAGTGGAAAAAACCAACGGCCTTAGTAGGTACCAATTACTATAATGGTATATAAAATACAATACACCATGAATAGTAAGAAGAAAGGAAACAAATTCGAAAGAAAAATAGGGGCCTGGTTCACTAAGTGGACCGGGTTTAAGTTTGAAAGAAATCGGGCAGGCTCGGGAGCTTGGCATTCGAATAAGGATTCTACTTCAGACCTTACCTGTACCGATGAAAGACATGCTCATAGATGTAAGATATCTGTTGAGTGTAAAAATTATAAAGAGATTAAGTTTGAACATATATTGCTTGGTAACAAAGGTTGTGATATACTCAAATTCTGGGAACAAGCTTCTAAAGATGCAAAGAGAGGTAATAAGGTGCCTATTCTTTGTATGAGATATAACTCTATGCCTGCAGAGGAATTCTTTTTCGTTGTAGGTATCAAGTTGGGAGATTTAATTGCCCAATACGTTGATAGGGTAATGTATATACAAGTACCCGGAAATACTCTTATGGTATTTATGGCTAGTGAAGTATTAAGAACTCCCTATAAGTTAATCCATAAGCAAGCAAAATTAATTCTTAAAAACTCCTAAGCCATGAAGAAACGTACCCCATATTCGTATTGCATCTTTTATATTGAAAGAAAGTACTCCGATAGGATTAATCAAGAACTCAAGGAAAAGGGGTATGACCAACTTAAGGCGATTATCCCTACAGTAAGTGTATTGAAGAAAACCATAAAAGGTAAGATGATATTTGAAGAAGTACCAGTATTATTCAATTATGGTTTTATGAAAATGCCTACTGAACTTGCATTCTCTAGACCATTTCTCAACAAGTTACGAAGAAACATATCTGGTATCAGAACTTGGTTGAGGAATACAGAGACAATGCACCAAAGGAAAAAGAAAGCCAGGATTGATAATGGTGAAGACTTTGATGATTTTTCATTGGTGGCTACGGCAAGTAGAAAGGAAGTAAGGAGATTTAGAAGACTCTCTAAAGAGAACAAAAGGTTTTCAGTTGAAGATTTAGTCAAAGTAAACCCTGGAGATTACTTAGTATTACGTGGGTATCCATATGAGGGGATAGATGCTACGGTATTAGAAGTTGACCATTTATGTAAGAGGGTAAAAGTACTTATCTACCCAGAGATGGGAAGAATGGAAGTATGGTTGCCATTCGATAATGTAATCTACAGTGTTTACTATAACCATGATCCAGATAAGCTTTATGCTAATCAGGGAGATTTTGACCCAAATCAGATTACCAGTGAAGCGATAGATAATTTAATTAATTTTAGACGATAATGTTATGAATGAAGCTCAAAAGAAAGCATGGAGTTGTTTAATAGACAAAGAACAACAATCTTTATTCCTTCAACTATCAGAAAGTAAGTCTTCATGGGAAGCTGGTGAAATTTTAAAGTTGTCTCATTACAAGTATCTTGAAATCCGAGAAAGGTCAGAGAAATTCTTTAGGCTGTTCTCGGATTTTTTTGAGAAACACACTTCTATCTTTCGACCAGACTGTCCTTGTGAAAGAAACTTTCAAGATTACATGGAAGGATGTTTAGAGAAACGGTTAAAAAGGAAAGAAGCAAGCCTATATACCGGAGACTCTGCACAATTACTCCCGAAGGTAAATACCAAGAATATCGAGAGAAATATGAAATGGTTGAAAGAGTCAGAAGATGAATGGGATAAGGACACTCTAAGATTAATTCTTGAGTTTGATAGATGGAATAATTTTAGAATACTACCAAGAATGCTACAACAGCCTTCTGCGTTTAAAAGACGTTCGAATAAAAAGGACAAGATATACATCAAATACCTACTTAATAGGGTACCCGATTGGATGCACACTAAACTCAGAGAAAGGTTTAGATATAAGGTAAAACCAGGCAAAAAGAAATACTGGGTAGCCTTAATATCAGAAGAGCTATACACAGATGGTTACTTATTATTGCCAGTAAGACCATTGCAAGAGGTAATCGATGAATTTAGTAGATTTTACATGTATGTGTTCGAAACAAGGGATGATGCAGATACCTTTGGTTTCATGGTATCTAAGTTTATGATTAAAACCGAGTCTGTAAAACTGGGACAAAAATTCTGGCCTGAGTACAGATGCTGTGTGGAAAAAGCATTGAACTATAATTCTGTGAATAACATAGAATTCAATATCAAGAAGTTGGATATGGCCTATAATATCCATACTCATAAAAAACCGAAGAAACCTAAATCCACTGCTGCGGACCGGGCAAAAACCTCGGATTTTTATAAGAAATAAGTAAGAATGTATTTTTATTTAAAATATTATTCTTATATTTGCATACAATTTAATGAATACTTAAAAATATTATAGATATGGCAAAAAAGAAAAGAAAAGACCTGAAAGCTCCATCCAAAGAGAAATCCAATTTTCTCGGAGCATCCGGGAGAAACATGACTTACAAGGATTTGAAAAGGAAAGCCATTATATTGGGTATGCCTTTTCCAGATGCCTGCTCTGCTGGAGTATTTGATTTATTACATTACATTCAAAGTTCAGAAGAGAGACCAGATAAATCCTTAATTGATAAGTACGATGATTGGATGGATAAACAATTGGAAACGATTGGTTATTCGAAGGATGACCCATTAAGGAATTCACGATTAAGGCTTGGGTTTCTCGGAGAGGAAGGGGAAAATGGGCAAAGAAGAACTAAACGGGTTCCCGGGATAAAGAAACCAAGAGAGAAAAAGCCACCCAGAGAAAGGGATGAATTTAATCTCATCAAGGGTACTAAGAAATCCTATGTATGGGAATTAACTGCAAAGGGCTTTGATATCGATAGAATTATTCGAAGGATGAAAAAGAAGTTCCCTGAAGCAAACGAGAAATCTATTAATCTTTGGTATAGGATGGCAAAGAGGAATATCAATGGTAAAGCTAAAGGAAAGTAATATTGGGCCTATTCTTCCAGATAGATATTATATATGGACATGGCGACCAGATACAACCAATAAGATTATCACCGAGAAGAAATTATATCGGAAACATCTAACTGGTATACCATACTTTACTAGACACCATGTAAAGGTTACCCTGGTTTATCTATATGGGGTAGATGTCCTACAATATATTCATATTATATCTGGAAGGAAACTCTTGCAACAAGGTATTAGAGAATTATCCGATATGAATGGTAAACTCTTAAAAAGGGGAGCTACTAAATTCTGGTTTAAGGGTAAATTCGTTAGGGCAAAGAAATTCATAATACCCGATGAATATAAGATTGATAAACACAGGCGAAGAAGATTCATGGTTCAAATGCACCGGGTCTTTAAGTCAAAAGGAAAAAAGGCATTCGATGAAAGATACTCAATCAAACTCTATGGACAACGGCAAGGCATATCTCCCGCCTATACGAAGCAGAAGAGATTACAAATCTATTCTTCTATCTTACAGGATTTACGAGAGGCTGAGTCAAGAGGAGAAGGTTAAATTTAACCTATTATTCCTACAGTACCCACCATTGGTAGGTTCATTGGCTTTATATCTGAGAAAGAAAATGAATATCCCAATACAGAAAGTACTATTTATCAAAGCACAAAGGGATATGATTGAAATATTCGATGAGGCATCTATTAGGTTTATGGGATATTTACCCAAAGAAAGGCATATTAAGAAGTCTCTCTTATTTCAATGCTTTGTTCCTTTAGAGAATATAAAAATCCGAAAGGCTTATGCTTACATAATGACTAATCGGATGATAGAAAATCGATATTGGGTATACCCAGTTAGATTAGCTGATAACTATAAAACAATGCAAAAAGGGAAATACAAATTTTATACCGAAGTATTCGGAAAGGTTGGTATTCCTGGAATAACTAAAATTCAATACAGCAATGAATGATAAATTATCAAAAACAAACCTGGTTACACATAAACCACTAAACCCTTTTATGGGTAAGACTTTTAAGATACTTACCTATAATCAGGTTGACCAAGTAGTTAATACCGAAACGGTAACTATTGAGTCTCAAGAAGAATTAAAGACAACTCTTGATAGCATTAAACAATATAATGATGCACATGCTCAATTAGAGGGTTTTCTTAAGCTAACCAAGAAACTTATAACAGAGTGATATAAATAATTTTATTAACCAACTTAAACATTACGAAAATGGCTAAGAAGAAAAAAGAAGTGGAACTGAAAGAAGTTTCCAGAAAAGAAATCAATGGTGCAATCATCATCACTTACGAAGATGGTTCAGTAGTAATTATCCCTGCTCCTATCAAACTCACCAAGGAGGAAGCTGAAGAACTCTTCGGTTCAGAGGAAGACGATGACGAAGAAGATGACGAAGAAGATGAGGAAGAAGATGACGAAGAAGATGAGGAAGAAGATGAGGAAGAAGATGAGGAAGAAGATGAGGAAGAAGATGAGGAAGATGATTCCGATGACGATGACGAAGAAGATGAGGAAGAGGAACTGACTGCTGAAGCTCTTGCCGAAATGGACTTCGAAGAACTGGAAGATGTCTGCGATGACAAGGACCTTGAAACTGACCCGGACGACTTTGATGAAGACGATATCGAGAAACTCCGCAAGGCAATTGCCAAGGAACTCGGTCTCAAATTGCCGGCAAAGAAGGAAGCCAAAGGAAAAGGCAAAAAAGGAAAAAAGTAAACCTGGTAACAGTATTCAAGATTTAAGGGATGGGTAATTCCATCCCTTTTAACTATTACCAAACGTAGAAGTTATACTCAAAATTTTTAATCATTAAAACCATAGAAATCATGGCAACAAAGAAAAAAGAAGACACCAAGAAAAAGGGTGCAGAAAAAGATGCTGAGAAAGAAGCTAAACGTAAAGCTCGTCAAGAGGCATTGAAAAACAGACCGGCAGAGCAACGTCCGAACAGTAAACAGATTGACGTTATTGCCATCAACGAAAAATCCGAAGTTCGTAACTACGGTTATGCCGTAAAGAACAAGGAAGGTTATCAGGGAGTAGTGGTTACTTCCGTTCTGGTAACCGATGGTAAACCAATCTCTACTTCAGTTTCCTTCGTTCCGGGTAATCTGACTGTTAAGTCAAAGAAGAACCACGGAGTTATCTGTTCTCCCAAGAACAAGAAGAACAAAGGCGAGGAATCAGAAGAAGAATCTGAGGACTGATTATTTTCTCTAATTACCGCCAAACCAATGGTTTAGGTTTAGAAAGTTAATGTTATACGTAGTAACAACCCCTCACTCACACTTAGGACGTTGTTCAGCCAAAAGCTCATTGCCTGCGAAGGTAGTGGGCTTTTAATTTTTATACCAGTATGGACCAAGAAAGATTAGCTATTCGAAAGAATATTAGAATACTTGCATTAGATAATCTAATAAATACTTATACTGATGCACTAGAAGATAAACAATTAAACCTGGGACCAGATGAAAGGGAACTTGCTATTAATATAATAAATGAGGCAAGATTAATGCTATCAGAAGAAACCCAGGAAGTAAATAACCAAGTAATACCAAGACCAAAATGGAAGAAGTAAACATAAGAACCCTCCTATCAAGTATCAAGGTAGTAAGAAATGATATTCAGTTCACTCACTACCAAATGAGCATAGCCCTGAACAAAGGTAAGAAAGGTGATTGGCAAAGGCATAAGTTAAGATTAGACTACCTGAAAAGGAAACTCAAGGGTTTAATGGACAGGTTAACTAATAAACTAAAAGGTACCATACTAACAGTTACTTATCAAGTAGCTACTCCCATAAATACAAAAACTTTTGAACAAACTTTTACTAATCTCACTCAGCAAGAGATAGTAGACATCATGCAAGTAAGGGCTATCATGGAGGGAGTAGAAATAAATATCCTAGAAATTAAGGAAATCCCAACCCAAATAAGGGAAGTATAACTATGGTATTATGTAAATCGGATATTCATTATTCACCATAAAATTTTAAGAAAATGGCTAAGAAAGACAAGAAGAGTAAACCGGAATCCAAGACTCCAGAACTCACAAAGGCAAAGAAAGCTTTGGATGCTTATCTCAAAGAGAACAAGTTGGACCCAACTAAAGATTGGACCAAGGACAAGAAACATGGTAAGAAGATTACCGAACTTGTTAACAAGTTGAACAAGGAAAGAGATAAGGTTGCTGCTGCCTATCCAGAAAAGGATGCCGACAACAACAAGAAGTTGGTAAAACTCAAGGAGAAGAAGGAAAAAGAGAAGTCCGGAAAAAAAGAAGAGAAGAAGGAAAAGAAATCTGCTGGTAGAACTGCTACCAAATACGATTACCCTCTTATCGATGGCCGGGAAATGACTTCTGCCGAAAAGAAAAAATACCGTATGGAGCAAAGAAAGCTTGCTTCAGGTAATGCTCCCAAGGAGGAAAAGGAAGCCAAGAAGGCAAAAAAGGAAAAGGTAAAAGAAAAACCTGCTTCCGATAAAAAGGAAAAGGCCGACAAAAAGAAAGACAAGAAAAAGAAGAAGGCCGCTAAAGAGGAAGATTAACTCCAACTCTCATATGTTTATTAAGTATTCGTTAATGTGATGAAAGGCCTGGCAATATAAAATTTGTTCAGGCCTTTTATTTTATCTAAGAAACAGTGTATGGAACAAGAAGTATATAAACCAAAATTAAGAATCACTACCTTATCAGAGAATGGTACTCCCTTATCAGATAGGTTAGTAGATGCTTATACCGAGATGAACTCGGGACCAAAGGTACAGCATAAGGGTCCAATAAGAGTAGAAGTAACTCTTACTAATCAACAAGATGTAGATAACTTCAAATCTTACTTAGAGAGATTGGTGGGAATCCTTCCCATAAAGAATCCCACTGCAGGAAGAGGGAGACCTGCTGGGTCTTCTAATAATAAGGAATTAGAATCACCAAGAGAGGACATCCTTGCAGATATAGAGAAAATGGTAGAGGAGGGAAAAACTCAGCAAGAGATAATCAAATACCTAAGAAAACTTGGATTTGTATTTATCCTTACTGAGGACTTTCTGTTTCATTTTCCAGGATTTGAATTTGATGCAAAAGATGTGGGAGAACCGACGGAGAATAAGCAATATCCAAATTCATTCTCCTGGATGGCAAGATGTATCAAACGTGCCAAGGACCCCAAAGCAGATAAATTCGACCCAATGGTTATCTTCGGCTTTAGCATCCTTAACGGACCATCGAAAAAAATTATTCCGTACCTATATAAGGAAAGGCGTAAACCAATGAGAACTAAAGTTGGTAAGAGTACTATCTCTTTCTCTCAAGCAGAGTTTACTAAATTGCCTAAGTATATGTTAGAGGAAGAACGAATTAAGTTCTCTACAGAGCAAAGGCAATTACTTCTCAACCCAGAGAAAAAGCCTTCGAAATTCTTTATGAGATGGTATAGGGATGTAATCTTCCCGGATTCAATCAAGGAGAAGATGGAAGAGGTAATCAACCGCTAACCTATACCTCTGTATTTATTAAAAGAGTATATTATATAAAATATAGTTCGTATATTTGCATAAAGATAATTTTTAATTATGGACAAAGAAACAAAAGACATTATCAAGCTAATCGCTGGTATTCAAATCGAATCACTAAATTTTCTTAAGGAGGATGTTTCTAAGGGCAATAACATTGCCAATGACTTAATCAAGAAACTACTTCAGATTGATAACGATGAGATTACCATGGCACTGGATGACCACATCCAATTATATGTAGACATTGAGCAAACACCCCAATTAATTCAGACTATCTCTGAATATCAAATGTTGGTATGCTCACATATCTTATTCAGAATGGAAGATGAATGGGTACATACCAATTCTCAAGGCGTATTGGGAACCTGGGCAATCTTCCAGAAATCAAACCTTAAGTTTCACCCTGAACTAACACTCTTAAAACTTTAATATAGACATGGAAAAGAACGAATACTTAGAATCAGTTGAAATGAACACGGGAGTTGAAATGATTCCCTGCGAATCCTCTAACATTGAGGGCTATGGTTATGACTCAAAGAAAAAACAACTTTGGGTAGCTTTTAAAAATAACCGAGTATATCGGTATGATGAAGTACCTTATAAGATATGCAATGGTTTACACCTTGCAGAATCTAAGGGTAAATACCTGGGAGAACATATAAAGAATAAGTTTAAAACTACCGGATATGAACTCAGGAACTAAAATAATAGGAGGGCTATCTCTTGTACTGGGAGTAATGCTACTTTTTGGGTCTAGACCCTCAAATCTCGACCAGGAAGTGAGCATTGCTCCTTCTGAGTTTGTTAGGCCTAAGCCTAAAGATAAACCCAAGGAGGAAAAGAAACAATGGTATAAATATAGGGTAGAAATAGAATCAACTCCAGAAAAGAAGTTATATAAGATTGAGAAATCTGGATATAACCAATATGAAATTTCTAGAAGAAGTTCTGGCTACTCCTATAAAACCTATGAGTTTATATCTGATAAGGTAATGAATACCCAAGAAGCTTATAACTACGTTATCAATAACTTGGATAAATGCACCCTGGTATCTAATACCTCAGAAGAAAACATTTACGATAGGTACAATGATGACTATGAAGGATACATAGATGACCCGGAAGACGAAATCAATTATCCTCCAGAAATCTTCGACTTCCTAGCCGATTAACCTTAGCAAATATAAAAATTTATTCGATTTATTTTTGTAATTAAAATATAGTTCGTATATTTGCATAGAGATAATTAATTAATCACTTTTTAAATATAGACGTTATGAAAAAGAATGAAACCAAGGTTACTAACCTTATTAGCAACAAGGTTGCTGAACAACTTGAAGGAATCAAAAATTCCAAGACTACAACTTCTAAGGCAAAGGCCAAAAAGACTAAAAAGGAATTGGTACAAGATGCTCAAGAAGCTGCCACAAACTTTGCCAATGCAAAATTGGTAGAGCTCTCTCCCAAAGGTAAAACTTCCAAGAAGGCACAGGTTGTCAAGGAAGTTAAGGAACAACAAAAACCTTCCATCATCGAACAGGTAATCTCAAATCGGGAAGTAAAATACGTATATCCCGAGGATGTAGTTGACACTCTTGCTCGGAAGAAATGGAGACAACAAACTCGAAACGAACTTCATCGATTGGAACTTGCCATGGCTCGTATCAAAGACCAAAACTCCAAAGAGTTCAAGGCTGCTGCTAAGGCATATGAGGACTTTCGTAAAAAGGTTCTCAAACCCGAACAAGTTGCATAACCCTCTATTAACCTAAGTTCCCGGGCTAATCGGTCTGGGAACTTTTATAAAGAATCATAATGGATTACACTATCTTCTCTGATAAGGAGATGCTTAAACAAGATAAAGAACTTGTCGAATTACATAAACGATGTTGTAAATCTTGGCTTGTTCAGCATTCACTTAAGCATTCTAAGATAAAGAAGTTCTTTATAGTTTACGATTGGTATATCAATCCACATAACGTAAGGAATTTCTTTTTTAGGCCCATACACATCTTTATTCAAGCATTGCTTTTAGGGCAGCTTGATGATATTTCAGATTACATAGATAATAATACTAAGAATGGAAAACGAAAGAAGAAACGGAACAGAAAAGTATAACGTACTTTACCTCAAAGGTAAATACCAGTATAAATCAAAATATCCCCAAATCGAGGCTAAACATAAAATTGTCTATGCTGGGCCTGTAAAGGAAATGGCACCCATCTGGGATAGCATCTCGGATATTCTAAGAAAATCTGACAGAATCTGTACTGAATCTCGAAGAGAATTGAAGAAACTAGAAGAACGTTCACAGAACCAATTCTATTTCAAGAAAGAAGGTATAACCCATATAATCATACACAAATGTTTGGGGCAATAGTTAAAGACCTATATATAGGCAAATCGAAATTACGGTTCTTCTGTAATAAAAGGGAGTTACAACCAACTACCTTGGTAAGTGATGTATTACAACCCACTGGGTTCACAGGCAATATGCCGGATTATGGTACATATGGTAATTACAAAGAGGGTAAATTCGGGATAACCCCAATAATGCCCAAACATCAGATATATGTTACTGGTATTCCGAAAGGGGCAATCTTAGATAATTTTCGATTAGAGAAAACAATTTGGTCTTCATACTATGAAGATGATATAAGGGGATATCTATTCCAGGTTACGGATGGATACCCTAAACTCATAATTAAACAATAACATGGAAGCAATCGATTACGTTAAATTATTTAAGCTCGACCAAGAGAACTATGATTTTAAAAGGGAAGAGTTTATATCCGAATTAGGTAACGAATTTCTAGATTATTGCCAAACTACTACCATTGGCATTAATCCTAAGACCCATAAACTATACTACTATCGGTTTAAGGAAATAGTTAAGAATTTCGAAACCAAGTTCTGGGCAATCTCCAAGTTAAAGTTAGGAGAACCATTTACCCAGAAGTTATGGAATGCCTTTTTCGCTACCCAGGTAGTTCCCCTAAGGACCCAATTATTCCCCAATATTCAAAAGATGATTGAGGAACAATTTGCCCAGAGGGATAATAACCGTAGTAAACAAGACAAAAAACCTACGAACCGTAAAAAGGTAAATTATGGCAAGGGAAATCACAGACCTTCATGGGAATAAATTCAAGGTAGGAGATTATAAACTTTGCCTTGAAATCCCTATTACTGGGAAAGGTAATTTAGTATTCACCAGGGACCTAATCTCTGGTGATGCTTTTAATTTATCGGTAGTAAGGGATAAATACTTAGGATATTTCTACAATCTATCTTTGAATCTGTATGTAAGGTACGATTTAGAGTATGTGGGATACGATGAAAGTTCGGACATAAGAAAATCTCATTTGTATGTTAGAAAAAAGAAATAAAATCGTAAGGTTCCCAAGACCTATGGGAGTTACGGCAATGGCTTTAGAATATCAGAAGAACCCAAATGATACACTTCTGATAAATATACACAATTACCTTATCAATCAATGGTTAATGGGTAATGGTGTATTATGTGGTATTACGTATGATATTAATACCTTCTCATATCGTATGGGTATAGATATCAATTACATACGTATCTTTATGAGAGATAGGCTATTAAGCTCAAGAATCTGGGACAAAGAAAAATCAGAAGATTTACTGCAAGCATTAATGGGAGAACAACTTGCTTGGGTACTAGAAGACCGTATGGAGATAGCCCATCAGGTAAACGTATTGAGAGAATCCCAGGGAGGTAAGTATATGCCATTTATATCTGCAGAGCTGGGTAAGGCTTTGAAGTTAAAGTTGGAATCCTCTACTTCTCTTCAATCTATCGTACGTAATATTACTGGAGGAAGTACTACCAACATATTTGCTCAGTTTAATCAGAATAATGTAAATCAACCTCAGAACACTATTTCAATCGACGAGGCACGTCAAATAGTATTAGAATCTCAGAAGATATTAGATAAGACAGAAGAGGCTAAACTATTAGAGGAAAGATATGATATAGCTTCATTACCTGAGGTAGTTGCTACTAAGCAAGAGGGAGTAGATACCAGTAAGGAAGGTCTTAACCTTAACAAGGCAGAGTTAGCCCAGATTACCGATGATTATAAGGGAGCTATGGAGTTATTCCCTGATGAACATCATGAGATACGTAGAGAAATAGAAATGCGTATTGACCCAGATGAGGAGGACCCAGAATTGTATCAGTATGAGGAAGTACCAGAGGAAGAAGATACTGGCTCCTTTGCATCTCAATTCTTACGTAGTAAGAGGCTCTAGTAGTTAAATAGGTTCATTGCATTATATATTGAAAATTTATATATTTGCATATCAATTTTAAAATAAACAAAAATATGAAAACAGATTGTTACATCTACACGCTTATTACCGGAGACTTCCTATTCCAAGTAATGGAAACATCCGATGAACAAGCCGAGAAACGTTTAATCGACCTATATCAGGAGGGAGAGGATGATCTTTATTCAGACATCTATGAACATCATTCCTATGATGACCTTAGGAATTACTATGGCAGTGTTAAGGTATACAAAACACCCATAAACTTAGAAACAAATCAACTTGGGTTCCCAGGTTTAATCGTATACTGATATGGATATCAATTTAGAATACAAGAAAACCCAAGTTAACAAGGTTAATCAAGGGACTTATTTTAAACTCAGACCAACAGAAACTGCTCCGGTATGGGTAAGAGGCGAATATGACAAAGTATCTAAGACTTATTCTTGCTATAAGTACGAAGATACTAATCATGAGAAATTCCTCAAGGGAAACAGAGAAATATACATAAATTTTACATTCTAAGCACATGAACCTATTTAAACGAAAGAAATGCTCTAAAAACCTTATCTACCTTGATAAGGGTAACCTGGTATTCAAAGAGCCAGTGAAATCTATTTACCAGATTCTTGAACTCTGCATGATAGAGTCTGGTAAATTTGACGAACGGTTATACTTTGATATGTACAATGAGTATCTTAAACATTATGTAATATATGATACTATTCCTCAGTTATTACAGTATAAGATACCTTTGATATTTGGTAAACGTTTCCCAGGAATAACATTCTCTAAACGTTTTACCTTCGAGTATTTAATACCGAGTAGAATTACTTATTCTAAAATACCATCTTACTTTGAATTACCCAAGTATATCGAAGAACATTTAATACATATCTTCAATAGGGTAGGTGCTTACATTGAAATCCCTTATGATGAGAATATGTTTACTAACATGATTAGGCTCAATTTCCTAAAAGAATGGGAACTATTCAAGGACTTATCAATGGTAGATGCTTACATAAGCAGTCAGCTGGACCTAATCTATAGTTATGCTAAAGTAGAGAATCAAACCATAGTTAAAAACATCATCGAAAGGACTCTTGAAGAAATTATAGAAGAGACTATCGGTAAAAACAATGAAGAACATGGAAAATAAAGAGAAATTCGCTTTCCGAAAGGTAAGTATGACAGAAAATGTCGAAATAGAGTTTATCAAAACTTTAGAAGACAATGCTAACAAAAGTGATGAAGACTTGCTAAGAGCTTTCAAGAACAAACTATCTTCGGATAATGTTACTTGCCATGCAAGTATGCTTTCAAGAACAACAACTCATGTTATCTTTCAGATATCCAAATTTAGTAAGATAACAAACTCTTATCGGGACCCTGAATTATGGTTATTCGAGATTGATAACAATAATATCATACTAAATAGGTTCCGGATATGATTATAATGAAGACTCTCCAGGCTGAGGATTTAAAGAATGATGAATGGTTATACAATGCCTTAACCAATGGTATCAAAGAATGTTTAACTGCTCCCATCCTAACTTTGGACCCAACAAAGCCTGAACATATTAGAAGAACAGAAATGATACTGGAGAATTTCTCACAAAAGGATTCTCCAGTAGTTGCTACGGTAATTGCTCCAGGCAATTTCATACAGATGATATTACCGAAACATGATATACTCTTATCGGTAATGTTCATATACAAAGAGAAAAACACCTACGTTCAACTCATAATACAAAAACTTAGTTATGTTAAACAAGAGGAAAAACCCATTAGTGACTCACCTGATAGTGGGTCTAAAGAATGAACACGGTTTATATAAGATACATACCGAAGTAAGTCCAACACAGCTAGTGGGCACTGAGCTTTTAAGAAATATCATGCCTATATTTGATGCCTGCACTGGGCATGAACCTGATACTTTCTTGGTATACGAGGAATTTGAAAATTGGTTAAATGATATAGAATGGATAGGTTATGAAACCTTTGAAGTATATCTTAATGAGACCATTCAATTAGTAGAAGGTAAGTCTTTAGAGGGTGCTAAAGAGGAATTAACTAAAGCATTCAAGGTACAAAAGCTTACAGATGAAATAGCTTCCAGACTGAAAGAGGAATTGAGTCATATCGTAAAAGAATGCTTCAGAAATGAAGTAGAGAAAAAGCTTGATAACTCTACCAGAGAATCGATAGTTAGGTCAGCCTTATACAATGTAATCAATAAGGTCTAAATTCGAAAGGCAGTCTAATCCACTGCCTTTCTTAGCGTGTACACTTATCCTCAGCCACTTTAAAAATAAAAGAGTATTATTTTGTAATATAAATAAAAATTTATATATTTGCATATCAATTTTAAAATAGACAAAAATATGAAAACGAACTCAGTAACTTACAATCAGGCAGACGAACTAACTAAGGTAGTTCGCAATTTCTTAGAAAAGAAATCTACATTTGAACTTGACTCCGATGAAAAGGGTCATCTCTTAAATCTTCTAATGGGACTTCTCATTCAACTGGAAGAGGATTACAAACTCAATTGCTTGGATATCAACCAAATCCAAATATATGAGACTACCTATTATACATTTACATTCGAATCAATGATAACTGCCGATACTAATCCCTATAAGGGGCAATTAGCATCTGCTGCAGTTCAATTCATGAATGAATTTACCGATAACGATGGGAGGTTCATATCATTCAATCAACTCGATAGAAACAACTGGATTTTCCAACTTAATTTCTCAATCGCATGACAAAGTATAACGTTAGTCCATTAGTTGCTCGGGAGATAGAATTCTCCACGGGCACTATCTTTGGTGGTAGCTGGTGCCGATACTTTATTTCAATCACTTTACACCAATGCTATATAGAAGCAACATGGAAAACCCGTCCTAAAAATGATTTAGACGGGCACAAAGAAATCTTTAACTCTTTACAGGAGTATCTAGATTGGTTTGCTAATCTTAAGAAAACTTACGGGAGGAGAATATCCCGTAAACAAATGGTATATGCTGCATACGATGAGACAACTCGTACATTCAGTTACAAACCCTACGAAAATTGGGCTACCAGACGTTCTAAGGAGAAATTAAATAAGCCCAAGGAACCAATACTGGCCGATGAATTATACTAATCCCCCAATCAGTTAATATACCTCAGGGAGTTCAGAAACACTAACATCTGGGCTCCCTTAATTATTGCATATTTAAAATATTATTTCTATATTTGCATAAGAGAAAAATAAATATAATTATTAACCGACCTTGAACGGGGTCACAAAACTTATTTCTTATGACAACTATTAACGAAATCTCAAATCACATTATGGGTTACTTTGATGGAACTCTTGATGCTTTTGGTTACATTGCTCAATCAGTTAACGAAATCTCAAATCCGGATGAATCATCATCTCCGGGAATTTATCCAAGACGAAGAACAGGATGAGGACATGATATCTCAATACACTGCTACATATAACGCTCTCGAAAAATGGGAATCCGACAAAAGAGAAACCCAACTCTTTGATTCCCTGGCTGCATCAGAACTCATTAGACAACTTAATAAATAATCACTATGGTAAACTTATATAAACTCTTAAACGTATTGGAACAGGGCATGTCCTTGTTCCAACTCAATAAATGGAAAACCGAAGGCATTTGGTATCCTATTACTCAATACAAAAAGGAATCAGACGAAATTCAGGTAGTAACCAATTTATTTATTCCGGAACAAAAGGAATATCACATTCAACTTTCTGGAAATTATCCCGAAGAATTCGATGACTGGAATAACTTTCTAAAGGAAAACCAATGGAAAATCTACCCATTACTTGCAAACATAATGCAGGTCTTCTTGCCCACAGGGAACTATCAAATTATGTATACTCTATATCCACAAGGATTCATATCAGTAATTGCTAAGCCCCATGATAAGTAAAGAACTCAAATCACAATTAAGTATTCTCAAGGAAACTAACCCAGAATATATTCAAACCCTAAAGGATGCCGTTACGGCATCCTATAAGGCAGAACTTCAGGCAATCAAACCCAGTTCTACCGAAGAAGAGGAACAACTCAATATTGAACTCAAGGACATAGTATTAAAAATACTATTTGGGCCTTTCTATAACTATTTCGTATCAGAATACGTAGTATCAGATACTATATGGGAAGAACAGGATAAACTAATCGAGGACTTATATTATTACTTCAAATCATGACACCGTATATTCAACAACAACTTAAAAAGCTATGCGATAATCCAAATTGGTATGACGATATGCTCATCTCATGGGATAAAAACCCAAGAAATCAAAGGGAAGCTATTTATAACTACCTTTCTCATGTACAACTAAATGGGTTACTAGAAAACACTCAGATAGTTTTTACATTCATAGATGGCGACATGAAACCAGCTTTCTATTTCGAACACATCAGATTACAAATAAGAGAAATGTTACAAATCCCACTAAGAGATATAACCATAATCGATATAATATCACTACCATGAACATCATCTATCACATAATCCGAATAATCCTATTCGTAGGAACTATCCTAACCCTCATACGTAATGAGAAAATATACCAAGCCCACAAGCACTCCCACCCAACAAACAAATTAAGGTATATAATATCACAAACCCTAATACTAATCCTATACACCTCATCACTAATCTTAGTATCCTACACATATAGGATTATACTAACCCACCTATAACCCAATACTCCCCTACCCAACACAAAAATAAAAAGAAAATCATATAGAGCCTAACTAAGCTACAACCTAATTTAGGTACATAATATAATACACCTACATACATAACATATAACCATCCCCCCTTATATATACTAATCATATAATACATATCAAGGTACCTCGCCGGGGGTTTTGGGGATTTAGGCAAACAGGGCTAGGCAAACTTACCTTACTATACAAAGCCACTATACATTAAGAGCTATCTAGCCATCATACCACATAGCCTTCCACACTTTAAAGGCAAACCTAAAAAGGCCTAAAAAGGCAATAAAATCCGACCATTAATGGCCTCTAAATCCGATTGCCATGAGTACCCTTTATATGTATTATATTATAGATTGCATTCAAGGTAATTCGAAGGTAGGGGATTATATAATACAGGTATGTTATGTAGCTTCTATGTATGTAGGTAGTATAGCTTTAGTACATCGTCGATTAATGGCCATCACAATTTACCTTGATTACCTTCACCAAGTTATTATATTAGGTATTATATAATAAGCATTGGGTTGGGGATTTGTGATTAGGTAAATTATTTGTTAGGTTTTATGGCTAAATGGTTTATAGGATTTAAGGCCTTCAAGGGGCATATTTAGGTAATATTCCTAGTAAGTATGTAATTTATTGGCTTAGTATTTATATTATGGATATTTGCAGAACTCTAGGACAATTTTGTGATTTAGAGGTACCTTGATTACCGAGAGCCATTAGGTATTATATAATATTAGTTATAGGTAGGGAAGGTAAAGGGCAATCTCCATTAATGGCCTCTGGGGATTTTAGAGGGATAAAGGCAAATTAACCTTCAAGGCTATTAAGGACCTCACAAGGCAATTGGGGTTATTGCATAATTAAAATAAAGTCTTTATATTTGCAGTAAGAAAATAAAATAATAATCACTTAAAACTCACTTACCTATGAACACAGAAGAATTATCAAACCGATTAACACAAATCCTACAAGGTATTACTAATACTCACCCTATTAGGATTAAGGCTACTATCGAAGTTTTCCTTGAAGAATTTGACCCAAGCCAGAATTATCTCCTTTCTATTTCAGATATAGAAGGCTATGAGACCCAATTTATCGAATTCGAGATTTGGGACAGAAATGATGGTCCTATACCAGGTATCAAACTTTTCAAGGATCTCAATATATTCCTTGAACGAGAATATTGCGAATACTAACCCTATAATACATATATCACAATGGAAACCAATTTCGAATACCTAGCCAAGATTCTCAAGGATGATGCCATTGACACCTGGACTCTAAGAGAACAAGAAGAAATAAATAAACTAGACCTAACCCAAGGCCTACATATTTTCTTATACGATATCTATACCGGTATTATATCCCATTGCCAAACGAATAAACCCACAAACCAAGAACCCCTATATGAATCAGAACATATAATAATCCTAGACTCAGATAGTACCATAGGTTGCCAAGAATAAGAATATTACCCAGGCCTAACTTAGGTATCTGGGTTTTTACTTACGCTAACTTAGTAAGCCCTTATAGGCTATCCTAATCTCTATAGGCTTACCATAGTCCCTATATGGCCTTATTGAATTAGGACCTAATAGGTTTATAGAGGGCAATAATATAGGGGATATACCCAAGGCCTTAATTCTTTATCACCTTAGTCCATTAATGGCCTATCAATATACAGGTATATAATACACTTCCTAGAGGACAGGCATAAGCCATATAAGAATATCCATATACATATCATATATGCCCACTACAAGGCGTGTGAAGATTACCCTTATGAACCCCCAAAATTAAGTGCAAATATTAAGTGCACAATATTTTCTATTTTATGAATTTTTCACAAAAATAATTTTGAAAATAAAATTATTCATTTTCTCAAAAATTTTTCTTGAAAATGTTTGTAGATTAAAATAAAGTTCGTATCTTTGCAATGTGAGAAAAACAAAGCGATATTTGAATGAATTTTTAATTAAAACTTTTTAAGAAAATAATTCTCTAAAAATTTTGTAGATTAAAAAATAGTTCTTATATTTGCAATACAGAAATGAAACAAATACCACCTTATTAGAATAGTTTAAAAAGTCTTGAGGGTCTATTTGAAAAGGTAATAAAAATAATTAATAATAAAACTTTCAAGCATTTTATTATGAAAAATCAAATTAACAAAGTGAATGTAGAAAAAGCAAGTGCAAACGTGAAAGCAAATAGTTTAATTGCTTTAGACGTATTGAAAAGCGTTAAAGAAAAAAACGCGGGTCTTTTCAAAACGTCTTTAGGGACAAAAACAGAAATTTACAAAAAAGAACTTTTTGAGGGTGCAAACGAAAAGCAAATCAAATCATTACGCAAAAAGTTTAGAAACGTAACTTTCAATTTTCTTTCAACAATTGCAACAAATGCAGATAAAAAACTAATTGAGGGATTTATAAACTTTTATAAACAAGTCTATGTTTTAAATGATTTTTCTTTTTCTTCGATTGCAAGCGAAAACACTAAAGAAGAAAAGAAAGAGATATTAATAAAAGGTCTCGAAATCGTGAAAAAATCAATGAAATAAAACTATTATGTTATTAATTTTGTTTGTTATCTTATTAGCTGTTTTTGTTAGTGCTTTATATGTAGTTTATATTCTTTTAAAGTCAAATCATAGAATAATATCTACTATTATTGACGTGCAAACTTTTCAATTAATTAATGTAGAGCAATTTCTATTGATTGAACAAATAAGCAAGAACTATTTAAATGAAGTTGAATATACAATTTATAAAAAATTTTCTTTTAAAACTTTTTTACTATACTTATGTTATTGTTTAAATGAACAATTTAAAGAAAATTTAAATAATCATTTAGTAGATAATTAGAAAAGCAAAGGGGCACATAAAAGTTTGTCCCTTACTTTTTATTTTTAAATGTTAAATTTAAGGGAACCGTACTCCCCATTTAGTACCACACGATTTTGGGCTTTCGCTATAAGGGGTACCTTGAAGGCAAATACACATTTTAGTACCACAACTTTCGAAGCCTTCGCATTAAGGGCATGCCCAGATATCCCACACCACACATGCCCACATAACACACAGAGAAACCAGAGAATAAAACATCCCTGGCTCTCATCCACCTTATCCCTCTGGCAGATTACAATATCAAAGTTCTTTCTATAAACCAAAAACTTATAAAGATATGGAAGAAAAAACATTATTCAAACTAGCACGTGCAATTACAGATACAGGTACAGATACTGTATCTTCAAAAGGTGGTACTGTAACCTACCGTATCACTTCCCTCAAAAGGAAACTGGTAAATGGCAAAGTAGTTTCAACCTCTACACCCTCCTGTACTTTGGGCTCAGCCTCCGTAAGTTGGGCTATTTGGGGAGGAGTTACCGTTGGAGATGGTTACTTAGATGTAAAAATTAACTATTCAGAAAATACTGGGTCCTCAAGGTCTACTACTCTGACATTTACCCAAAATGCGTCTAATAACAAAATCAATCTCACGGTAACTCAGGGATCCGGTGTAACCTATACTGGATACATAAAAAGGGTTTCAAACTCACTGCCTTTAGGTGGTAGTAAAGGTGATACTGCTCAAATCCTTGTGATGGCCTATTTAAAGGGTAGTGATGGGTCTAAAAAGCCAGAAACTCCCCATGTGGGTAATGCTCCCGATTGGTGCTCAGTATCCGTTGCCCCAGTGGGTACTCTTGAGAACCATTACATGTTATCCCTGACCGCTTTATCGAGTAATCAAACTGGAGCTAACCGTTCAGGGCATATCTTCTTAACCTGTGGGGATGCTAACCTTAGTATACCAGTAACTCAGAAGCTACAAGTGGCTTCAACATTCACTCTCTCTGGATTGCCCACAGGTACAGGCTACTATCTCTTTGGCATGGGAGCTAGGCCACAGAATACATCATCTTCAGATCAGACGTATATACAGGGTCTCTCAGCAACTGGTACTACTACTATGAAGATTCCATTCTATGCCAATGACTCAGAACCTGGTTCTCGAATAGAATGTACTACTGGAGATAAAGTAGCTGTATATACTAAATCAGATGCTACCTGGATATCAGAGGGGTCATTTATAGTACCAAGTGCAGGAGGAACAGTATCAATCTAAAAACATTATACATTATGGAAAATAAAGTTCTTAAATTAGGGGGGAGGAGATCTACCCAAGATGTATATGCAGAAATAAGACAGGGAAACTCTGAGAGATGGACAATACAATCTCAAAAGCGTAAGTATGTAAATGGCAAATTGTCCGGGGTTATTGAAGTTGGTTATTCTGCTAGCCTCAATAATACCTCGGATTATCTTCTGGAGGAAGACAAAAGTAACAATAGTATTCAGATTACTGCACAAAATGACGGTACTTCTGGGCTTTGTGTACTTACACAAAATGAATCTGGTAATAAAATAAATCTTAAGATTACTACTCCCGAAGAAAAAGAATACTGGGAAATACGTTTTAATCCTATATCCATCAATGAAGTAGACACAAATGCTTTTTTTTATACTACCACCAATATTAGTGGTGAAAATGGATCTATGGCTAATGGTGACAGATATAAGAATTGGATAGTAAATCAAAATAGATATGCTATTAATGTCTATATTGCTAGTATATACCCCGTAAATTCCGACATGCTATCTTGGTCCTGCCTCGATAAGAATGGTAATGCTTTTAGTCCTAACTACGATTTACCAAGTAATTCATACTTTACAACAAAAACAACTGGATTGGGTTCCTATACTCTTACAAAAGTTTCAACTCCCCCTGTTAGCAATGGTACTCCTATACTCTCCAGTAGGTTTAACCCCACTAAAAAATATCCATTAGATTTGAATTTTTATTGGGCACAAGTCAAAAGCCAACTTAATACGGGTATTAAGATAATATCCCAATTATAAAAGCAATTACCCAGAATATAAGAGCCAGTGTATATGCAACAGAATATCTATGCCAGGGATACCAGCAGGTAATATAAGAATCTACTTTTAGTATTTCTGGATGTTCTTCCTCGTATTTTTTATCCTCTTCTCTAGAACTGTATTTATGAAATACATAGAAAGGTAAGAATACGAGGAAGATTATTAGAGCAACTGGGAACAAGAGTAGGAGAAGAATCTCCCACCCTTGCATTGATGACCCAGCATAATTACCATCTCTGTCAAAAAAGTATCTCATAGTAATTTGTATTTTATGTATCTGATTAATAGATAAATTGGAAATAGAGGTAATACTATCCATACCGAGATGAATAAAACGAGAGAGTGTATTTTGTGAGTATAGGGTAAATAATCCAAGCAAGCCCTTACAAAAAATACCGTGAATGGCAAACATACCAAGTAAATTATCGCTAATACTGTAGTCATTGTTCTTTGAGGTATTTGTTAATAATCTTGGTAAGCTTCTTATCAAATTCAATCATCATATCGAAAGCATCGGTATCTTTCATACTTTTCATTTCCTTGTCAAGGAACTCTATGTTTCTCTTAATCGAGAAATAAGCCTTATATGCAAGGTAGGCTTTCTCATGTTCTTCTGTGAGAGGAAGAACATCTCCTTTTTGCCCATCCAACCTTGGATATGTATTATCAGGACCGAGAGTTCTTGCAACTTTTACCCGGTTACTGAGCATTGCAAATCCACCTTTCTTATCGATGGATTCTACTGTTACTTTCTCTGTGATGGGTCTTCCTGATAATACGAAGATAACTTCATCACCTTCTTTGAGCTTTTTAGCTTCTTTCTTTTCTTTTTTCATATCTATTTTATTTAGAAATTTTCTTTATGCAAATATACGAAATTATTCTTTATTTATTGCATTATCTATTTTATTTTTTATAAATTCATAGGCATTGCCCCGGTAATCCTCTAGCATTTTGTATTCCTGTGGAGATAGAAATATTCCGTTTACTTTAAAAGCATCTCTTAGATGCTCCGGTATAGTGCCCTGGTGAGTGATGTTATTATAACGGATGATGAAAAGTTTCTCTTTATCTTCATCTATAACACCAAGAGTGTTGACTGGTTGGAGTTTAGTTTGGTAAATTCCCCCAAAAGCAGAAGGTACCATTAAAATACTTCCCGGTATTCTAGTTATCCAATGGGAATAATCGGGAGTAATTACGGCAATTTTCTTCTCTTTTTCAAGTTCTTTATCATAAGCTAATCGATTAGACCAAAAAGCACATTGAAAACAGATTTGTTTTCTTGCCATAAGTTGGGGAATCTCTCTAGTTTCATCGAATTCCTCTAAATTAATTGGTTTGCCACATATCTGGCATTCATTTTTCTTGCCCATATTGCATTATTTTATAAGTTATATATGATAATAGAACCTCGAAACATCCTAAAAATGGGTTATAAGCAATACTTTCGTTACTAAAATTGAACCATTAAAACTGATAAGTTATGGATAAACTAACAAATGAAATGATTAAAGACCTTGCTATTCGCTTAGGTTTAGAACCTGCCCTATTGAAAGCTGTTCAATTGGTAGAAGCAGCAGGTAGAGATGGGTTTTTATTAGTTGATGGTAGGCCTCAAATTCTCTTTGAGGGTCACATTATGTACAAAGAAGTACATAAGAAATTCCCTGACAGAGATTTAGCTTACCTTTGTAAGAGATATTCTACGATTTTCTTCCCTAAATGGGATAAATCGAAGTATTTGGGAGGTGTACACGAGTATAAGAGACTCGAATTAGCCAAAGAAATCGATGAGGAATGTGCATTAAAGTCTGCAAGTTGGGGTATGTTCCAAATTATGGGCTTCAATCACAACCTCTGTGAATGTAAAGATGTCTTCGAATTCGTTCATAAGATGTCAGAATCTCATGCAAATCAACTAGAACTCATGTATTATTTCATGAAAAACTCTGGTTGTTTGAGTAATCTCAAAGAAAAGGACTGGGCTGGCTTTGCCAAGAAGTATAATGGTCCCGGGTATGCCCAGAATGCCTACGACCAAAAACTAAGAAATGCTTACGAAAACTTTAAAAACAAGATATAATGAAGGTAATTTACAACAAATTCATCCCTTTCAAGGGATACAAGGCAATGAACCTATTCGGAATTGTCTTTGTGAGAAAAGGTGCTAAGTTTGACACCTATGATTACAACCATGAGCACATTCATCTCAAGCAAATGCAAGAGATGTTGTGGATATTCTACTACTTATGGTATGCAATCGAGTACCTAATCATCATGTTCTTTGCTAAGTGGAACAAACAAAGTGAAAGATACCATGATGTAAGCTTCGAGGAAGAAGCCCATAACAATGACCACGACTTGGAATACATCCGAACTCGTAAACATTATTCCTGGGTTAAGTATGTAAAACTTAGAAGCTACAAGAAATAAGTATTTTTAATTACATAATCTTTTCCCGTTACAATTGACCGAGCTTTAGTCTTACTTATTTTAAATTTTTGGGCTAAGTATCTTGAGGTAGTATTGGGATGTCTCAACTTATATCTATATACTCTAAGCCTTAATCTATCAGAGTAAACTCTAGCTCGGCCATCAGTTTGTTTTTGTGCATTATTTTCAGAAACTGTACCCCAGTATAGATTTTTATAATGATTGTTACAGGGGTTATTGTCTATGTGGCATACACAATTTTTATTATCTGGATTGGGAACCCAAGCTAAAGCCACTAATCTTGCCAGAGTTTGTCTGGAGTTACGTTTTCTACCTCTAACTCTAACACTAACGGTGGGCTTAATATAGGTTCCATTTCTTTTAGAGTTAGTTCTATAACCTACTTTAAGCTCTTTTAGAGTATTATTAGATTGGATTTTAAAAGCTTTACCTCCTTTAGTAACATATAAGTTACAAAAACCGGGTACATTACATTGAACTAAATTTTTCATATATGAATATATTAGGTGTTTCAGCCGCCCAAGGGGCGTTATTATTTCCATTTTTACATAGTAAGAAATATAAAATACTAGCCAATATTGAACCAAGAGGAGTATTTCATACTAGTTGCGAGAGTCAATGGAAGTTAAACTTTGGGGATATACCCTTTTATAGGGGATTTTGTTTACAAGAATTTGATGAGAAAGTAGATATTGTGGTTGCTTCCCCAGATTGCGGGATAGCTTCAGTTATGAGGTTATCAAAAGTAAAGGAGTTGGGCAATCCCCAGGATAATCGTAGTCTTAATCTAGTAATTGCTGCAATATTAGAGTATAAACCTAAGGTATTTCTTATAGAAAATCTACCAAGACTACTATCCTTGCTACCCAAGGATTTCTTTGAGGAAACACTGAAAGACTATAAATTAGTTTTTCACGAAAGGTCAGTTTCCGACTATGGGAACTCTCAGGTATCAAGGAAGCGATTACTCATCATTGGAGTTCATAAGAAGACCGGTAAGAAATACTTGAATGCTTTTGATGAAGTATTTAAAGTTAATGAGCTAAAGACAACTAGAGAGTTGCTTAAGCCGCTAACGTTTAGCTCTGAAATTGATACTAACCAGATTCCATTTATGGCAAAAACCCTGGCAATGTATGATTATCGAAAGCTACCTGAGAAAAAGAATCTCACTGTAGCAAAGATACATAGACTCTGGGTTAGAGACTTCAGTAATGAAAAGAAGTGGCCTATCAAGACAGCTAAGATGAGTACTCTCCCGGGAGTATATCGATTGGAAGATGATAAACCTCCATTAACCCTGAGACCTGCAGATAGGCAATTTAGACCAGATGGGTACCCATTGGGAGTTGAGGATTTCAAGGCAATCATGGGATTCCCAGAGAAATTTAAAATTTACCTCTACAAAACTACCAGAGGTGATACCTATGAAGGGGATTTTAAAAATCACCATTACTGGTTAAACAAGGCAAGGTACACAATTGCCAAGGGTTCGGTTTATGAGGTGGGGATTTGGTTTAAGAAATGCCTCAAACGGAATCACTAGTTTTAGTTTTATATAGAAAGTATTCTATATAAGTCCAAACACTGCCTTGAAATATATAGATATATAATATACTACGTATATATATCTATATATTTATCTGCGTATATATAGCTATCATATCATCTATATCAGTAGTAGTATATTGGGATATTATCTCACTACGTTCGATAAAGGTAATCGCTAAGCGATTACCGATTAGATAGTATATTAATCCGCGACTATTTCGATTTGAAAACTTTAACACCGAAGATTATGAGAATGATTAATGCAAAGTACCCAATTACCGAATTGAATGTGAATAACATCCTTAAGTTCTTTAGAGTTCTGTATCGGAATTTACCGTCAATACGTTTTGAGATTATCGAAACCAATCGTACTTATCAATTCAAATTTCACATCATTAAGTCAAACTTAAGCGTTGTGGAAAGATACTGGTTGAAGAGTAAGATTAAAAAGTTTATCAAGTATGAAGACATTTAAGATGGCCTTGTTCATTGTACTTCTAGGATTTACTATTTACCTTTGCTTCAGGAATTACAAACTGACTCGAGAAGTTTATTCCTTGAATCAAGCGGTCAATGAAATCCCAGATACAGTCTACTCAGACAAACCATTCAAACCAGAGAAGAAGTACTCTGAAGAAACTCAACCAGGTAAAATCTTAGTTTACGATAACAAGAAGCAGTCAACTCTCTTTCCTGATTCCATAAGACAGCCAGTTATCAGTAAACAAGATTCCCTGGTTCAAGTTATCTTAAAGAAGAATCAGTTGAACTTAAGTTTCCTGAATCAACAATCAGGAACTTATTCAACTAGACTATTCAATATCGATTTAGATAAGTACAACTACAACTGGTATGAGGGTCAATTAACTCGAAAGAAAGTTGCAAGGCTATCACTTAGTCCATACGTCTATGGCAAATACAGACCTTTCAATAATCTCTTCGATATGGGAGCTGGTCTTTCAATCAAGACTAAGAGATTTAATTACAAACTCGGGGTCAATACATTTTACTATCCGAAGATAAAATCTGGGATAGGTACTGACATCGAATTTCAAATAACGTATAACTTTTAGATATGGCAAAGACTATCTCAGAAATTCGAAATACTTTAACTCGAGAAGAGCTTGCAAACCTCTCAAGGGTTTCAGTAGATGTTTTCTATTTTAGCCTTTTCTGTAATGTGATACACCCAGTATTGGGAAAGGTAAGATTTGACCTATACCCATTCCAGAAATCAGTTCTGTATAATTTCATTGCCGAAAGATTTAACATCATCCTGAAATTTCGTCAGGCTGGTATTACAGAGCTTATTTCAATGTACTGCCTATGGTTGGCTATGTATCATCCTAACAAGAAGATTAACATCATCTCTATTAAGGACACCACAGCAAAGAAGGTACTGAAGAAAATCAAATTCATGTACAAGAACTTGCCATGGTACTTACAAACACCAATCATAAATGGTAGAACTGGAGAATATGGTTCTGCTTCAATGATAGAATTCGATAATGGTTCTTTCATTGAATCGATTCCGACCTCATCAGAAGCCGGTCGTTCTGAATCACTTTCACTCCTGGTAATTGACGAAGCAGCAGTAGTTCGGTGGGCAGCTCAGATTTGGGCAGCCGCATTCCCAACTCTATCCACCGGTGGTGCTGCTATCGTCAATTCAACTCCTTACGGTGTAGGTAACTTCTATCACTCAACTTGGGTAGATGCTATCGCTGGAGGAAACCCATTTAACCCAATCCGATTATACTGGCAAATGCACCCAGAACGAGATATCAATTGGTACAACCAGATGTCTTCTGCCTTGGGAGCTAAACGAACTGCCCAAGAAATTGATGGTGACTTCTTATCATCAGGTAACACAGTCTTCGACTTAGCTGACATAAAAGCTATCGAGGACTGCCTTAGTGATTACCCAGTGATAAAGAGGAGATTCAATGGTCAGTATAGGCAGTTCTGTGAACCAGAGGATGACAAGGAATATTTCATTGGTGCAGACGTTTCAACAGGTAGAGCTACTGACTACTCTTCATTTACCTGCATGGATAAGCAAGGAGAAGAACAATGTATATACAAGGGAAGAATGGCAGTGGGTACTTATGCTAAGTTACTTGGTGATACTGGGATGTTATTCAATCAAGCATTGATAGCTCCAGAATCCAATGACGTTGGTTTAGCAGTAACTTCTAAACTCCAGGATGAAGGTTATCCGAATTTGTATTACTACCAAAAGATGCTCAAGAAAAAGGGCAAAAGCCGACCAGAGATGGATAAGTCTCCAGGTTGGTTAACCACCACCAAGAATCGTTCAGTGATAATAGAGAACCTAGAAGAGGATATCCGAAATGATAATGTAATTATCAAAGACCCATTCTTCGTTCAAGAAGCTTATACCTTCATATACGATGGTATTGGTAGACCTGTTGCAATGGGTAAACACAGAGCAAATAACTCTGCAGTGGATGTAGACTTAGAAGGTGATGTATATTCCGATGATGACATCTTTGGGAAAGCAATCACTAATCACATAAGGAAAGGAAAAACTAACGTAATCGTACAACCAAGATGAAAAAGTACTTCAATTTTAATTGGGGTTGGGGCCGTAAAAAGGACCCTCCCAAGAATGATTCTTCCCAGAATAAGGAAGCAAAGCCCTCTACTACTATCTCACCTGGTAGAGTCTCAGTTGACGATGATAGCGATAACTTAATAACATCATTACAAGGGTTAACTAAAATAGTTGAACCCTCTTTTCGTGTTGATGTAATCCCCTTAATCAGAGATTTATACAAGGTAAATCCTGATATGGGCATTGCATTGCAGGATATGTTTAAGTTAGCTAACACCGGTCATACTGTAACTTTCCCTAATAATACCGATGCCGAAGCATCTAAGATGAGAGAACATCTTAAAGAAGCTACTAAAGGTTGGACTCGGTATACGGCAGGTATAGATGGTTTGGTTAATAAAATGATTGTTCAACTTCTTGTAAGTGGGGCAATATCAGTAGAGGGAGTTCCCAATGATAAGCTTGATGGTTTGGCAACAGTATTATTCCTTAAACCAGAATATATCAAGTTTAAACGTGAACTAAATGGAGTGTATTCTCCTTACCAGAAGAACAATAATTTCTGGATGAAGCAACAAGATTACATTAAGCTGAACCCAGAAACTTACTTCTATGTTGGTATGTTCAATGATACCGATGAACCTTATGGAGTTCCACCTTTCATGCCTGCATTGGATTCTTTAAAAGGTCAAAATGATATGAAGATTAACTTCAAACATATCATGGAGCTTTGTGGTATGGTTGGTTTTGTTGAAGCTAAGATGCAAAAATCTAACCAAAGACCCAATGAAAGTATTCAAGCCTATGAAGCTAGATTGAACCGAGAACTTAATTTACTTAAACGTAATATTCGGGATAGTATGAAAGATGGAGTAGTAGCTGGTTACATTGATGACCATGAATTCAAGCTTAACTCTACCACCAAAGAAATGGGTAATATAGAGAAGCCTTGGAATATGAATCAACAATCAGTTGCTAATGGCCTTGGAGTTAACGGTTCTATCATTGGGGTATCTGCCACTACTGGTGAAGGCGCAACAGGCATAATGCTGTCTAAGATGATTAGCCAGTTAAAAAATATACAAATGCTTGTTGCTTATGTATTGGAAAGACTTTATTCTCTAGAACTCCGTCTGGCAGGCTTTAATAATAAGGGGATGAAGATTGATTGGGGAACTTCTACAGTTTCAGATGAAGTCAAAATCCAACAAGGTCGTCAATATAAGATACAGAACCTTGATTTGTTGTACAAAGCTGGTATCATTAGCCAGGAACAATATGCCTGGGAAATGGGATACGATTCTCCTGATGAGGATGAACCAAGAGTTTCACTTGAGGACCAATTCTCTAAGGGTGGAGGTGACCCACAAGAAGGTACCAAGAAGAAACAAAGGCAGAATGATAAAAACCAATCTGCTCGTAGGTCAAGAGATAAGAATAACCCGGCTCCTTCTCGAGGGGACCAAAATACTAAACCAAGATGAGTAAATTTACAAAGAAAAACAAAGAGCATCTTGATTCAATGACGATAGGTCAGGGCCATACAATCATGGCTGGGTATATCCCAGAAGCAGTTGGGGCTCAGACTTTCTCAGAGAATTATTACAAATGGAAGAATCCTACACCGGACACCATTGCTCAATTTGGATTTTGGGGAGGGGATATAGATTATAATACCTATTATCCTAACCTGGATAAATCGGAACTTACTCCCAAGGACGAAGAATTTATCGAACCGATGTTCAGATTACTCTCAGAAACGATTGTATCTAAGAACTGGAATCCGACAGACTTCGGTCAGAATGGAGTACTCAAGGCTTCTATGAAAATGTTACTTGGGCAAACAGTAAATTGCGACCATGAAACTAACATTGGTAATGCAATCGGTGCTGTATCTCAAGTGATGTGGCAAGAGGCTTATAAGGATGGTAGCTTCACTATCCCTGGAGGTATCAACGGTATTCTGAAGATTGATGGTAAAGCAAACCCAAGAATTGCTAGAGGCATCCTTATGGAACCTCCTTCAATTCACAGTAATTCGGTTACCGTACAATTCAAGTGGGATAAATCTCACCCAAGTATGGAAGAGAGTGAATTCTATCAAAAACTCGGTACCTATGATTCAAAGGGTGAAATGGTACGAAGAATTGTTACTGAAGTAGTTCGGTATATGGAAACTTCTCTGGTATCACACGGTGCTGATTCATTTGCCCAGAAGATTGGTTCTGATGGTAAAATTATCAATCCTACATTTGCCAAAAGGACTTGGTCATCCTACGAAGAATACCGGGATGATAAATCCAAGCAATACTTCTTCACTGATTACAAATCAGACTTTTCATCCTTCCAGGAAAAGGACGATACTCAAGGTTCTTTTAATGATAACCAAGAAGGTGATGAGAAATCAAAAACCAATAATAAAGAAAATATGAACAAAGAATTACAAGAATTTCTCGAATCTCTGTTTGGTAAGGATATGCTTACCTTGGGAGAAGGTCAAGAGATGTCCCAGGAAGCTGCGGTATCCTTGATTCAGAATTTGGTATCATCCAGAAACGAATTGCAAACTTCTGTTGATAACCTTACTACAGAGAAAAATTCTCTTACGGAACAGGTTACTAATCTGAATGCTCAGGTTGCAAACTTGACAGAAATGGCAACAGTAGGTAAAAATCACATTGCTTCTCTCCGTGAGAATGCCGTAGGAACCTACAAGAAGTTGATGGGTGAAAATGCAGATGAGACAATCGTTACGATGCTCAATGCAGAAACTACTGGTATCACTACTCTTATTTCCTTGACTAAGGATTACCAAGCTCGCTTGGAAGAGAAGTTCCCTCTCACTTGTGCAAAATGCGGTTCTAAGGACGTTAACCGTGCTTCTTCTGTAAGTGAAACTGAGGAAGAAGGTAAGACTGGAACCGAAGACACTACCAAGAACCAAGAACCTTCTTCAACCGGCAGCGTACTCGACAGTCTGTACAAGAAGAAAATCAAGTAAGTTATCATATAAATATTTAGAGTTATGACTAAAATCGTAAACGATCCTCAGCAAATGACTCTCTTTGGAGAAAGAACTCCGAGAGCGGTGATTTACAAGAGTGAATCACACAAATTGCATCAAGCCTTCAATGTAAAGGCTGACACAAAGATTGTACAGGGCATGGCAGTTGCTTTGGGTACTGACGGTTTGATTGAACCGTTTATCCCGGGTGGTGCTGGTAGCCAGGTATATCTGGGTATAGCAGTAACTGACAATGTCAATCCTGCTTACCAACCTCAACGTAACTTCCCAGTAGAAGTAACCGTAGCCGTTCAAGGTTATATGATTTTGAATTGGGTTGCAAAAGAAGCTCTAGATTGTGGTTACATTAACCCAACTGCAGACCTCTTGCATGACCGTTTCACAATCGCTGAAGCCGCTACAGATGAATCACAGTTCATTGCCATCACTCCCGCAGATGAGGCAAATGATGTAATTCAAGTACTCATCCGTTAAACCAAAAAGAAATTATGGGACAAATTGATATTACAAAAATGAAGGCTCAGGATTTTATGAATGAGCTGCCGGAAATGGTAAGAAGCTTGGAAGCTGTACGTTCCGGTTCACAGGAAAAGAAGCCTGTAGAAATTACCTTGGGAGAGTTGGTTACCGGTAAATGGGGTATTTCCGAAGATGAATTGTTTGAAAAGATGGGAATCAATCCGAAAGTTGATACCATGCAGAATATCTTCACTATGCCTCAGCAGAATGTCCGTTGGATTGTTCCGGAAATCATTCGCTCGGCTATCACTCTGGGTATGCGCCAGGCACCGTTCTATCCGAACATCATTGCATCAGACCAACCTATCAATGGTTTGCAAGCAATCATGCCGATGGTTAACATGTCGGATGCTGCACCTGCAAAGATTAACGAGGCAGAAACTATCCCATTGGGTGATGTTAGCTTCGGACAGAAATCAGTTAGCCTCTTCAAAATCGGAAAAGGTTTCAAACTTACTGACGAAGTTCGCAACTACGTTTCACTCGATGTCTTGGGAATCTATCTTCGTGACTTTGGTGTTCAGTTGGGTTATGCTCTGGATACTCTGGCTATGGACGTGGCTATCAATGGTAACAACCCTGATGGCTCTGAGTCTGCCCCAGTAATCGGTGTATACGAAACAACCAACGGTATCACTTACAAAGACCTTTTGCATATCTGGGTACGTGCTGCTCGTATGGGACGCAACTTCCAGACAATGATTGGTGGTGAAGACCAAGCAATCGAAATGTTGAACTTGCCGGAATTCAAAGACCGCCACTCTGGTACAACTGAAGCTACACTGAATGTGAAGTCTCCGGTTCCCAAGAATGCCGACTTCTACATCCATCCGGGTACTCCAGACCAACAGTTGCTGTTGATTGATACATCTGCCGCTTTGATTAAGCTGACTGCTCGTCAGTTGATGCTGGAATCAGAGAGAATCGTTTCTAACCAAACTCAGGCTATCTACGCTAGCTTGACTACTGGTTTCTCCAAGATGTACCAGGATGCAACTCTGTTGCTGGCTGCTGACAAGAAGTTCTCAGAATTCGGTTTCCCCGAGTTCATGAACGTAGACCCATATTTGATGGTTAACCTAGAATAATAAGGGACGTCCGGTTTCATCTATATAAATTCCCTGAGAGGGTAGGTAACTAAAAAGACCTACCCCTCTCTTTATTAATCATTTTTAAATCTTAGGAAATATGGCTAAAGATAAATATACAGTAACTGTGGGACCAAGAGCTTACAGTTTTCATGACCAATCAACTGGTATTACCGTTTGTAGAGGAGAAGACAAGGAACTCTCTCGTCGTCAATTCCGTGCACCAAAGATTCAGAAGGCAATTGCCTCTGGCCATCTGATTATCATTGCTGATAAATCAGAAATCGAAAAGTATTCAGAGGCCGACATCGAAAAGTTGGATAAGAGACTGAATGCTCAGTTCAAGAAAGGCATGACTCTTGAAAAACTTGCAAAGGGCTATTCCCTGGAAGAACTGAAACTGGTAGCAGGTCTTCATGAAATAGTTGCCGAGAAAGATGATACAGTAGAAACACTTATTCAGGCTTTGCTGGAAGAATTCGAATCCTCTTCTAAAGGGTAATATATGAAAATTACATAAGACAGACTAATATGAATAACAATCTGGACTTTTTGTACGTTACGTCAGGTCTGGAAGTTTCATTCAGAGTCATATCCAAAGTCCCGGCCAAATCCATTTTTGACTGGGACTTTGGCGATGATAAGGGAGAGGTTTTCAATGGTGGAAGACATGTTTCCTATTCTTATGAAACTCCCGGTTTCTATACAGTAACCCTACATGTAACCAACTCTAATGGTTTAGATATCACCGTAGATAAGACTCTGGTAGTTTGTGATTATGGTCATACGGCATTAGCCGATACAATATATAACTTAATCGACCATTATATCCCTTCAGAAATATCCGATGGGATGACCAGGGAAGAGAAATCTATTTACATCACTAAATGGCAATATTATATTGGTCCTCTAGTAAATCACCAAATTCCTGCAGATAAGTATACTGATGAATTATGGTATGAAGCACTAGAAAACCAATTAATAATGGAATTGGCAGCATGGGACTTTCTCAATGTGAAGATACTTAATCTATTAACAAGTACTTCAGAATACCTAAGTCAATTAACTTCTACCAAAGAACAAACTGGTGATGGTACTTCTAAACCCGAACTTGCCCGAGGTGATAGGATAAAACAAATCACTACTGGGCCTACTGAAGTGCAATATTATGATACCTTGGCAGATGCTACAAGTTCCCTATGGAAAACACTTTCTCAAGCAATGCAACCAGGTGGATTAATAGATGAATTAAGAAAGAACCTTTGTATGTTAGCTTCACGATTGGAAATCTACTTACCGTTCTGTGATGAAGTATTTAGAACCGTAGTTCCCAAAGTAGTTAACAGAAGGCAACCTGGAGTATTAGATGGACCCAACCCAAGTGCTCCAGTAAAAGGTGGTAAGAAATCAATTCTAACTAAGTTATGACAAAAGAACCCTGGAGAATGGTAAAGAACCGCTCTTGGGATAGATACAAGAAAATTATCACTGACTTCTTAGATTGGGATGCTGGTAGACAATCCATAACTTGGGCCAAACATGTTAATCAGCTTCTCAGTCATGCCGAAGACAGTATACCTAAATATTATAACATCCAAATCGAGGCATTATGTTACTACAATGCTTTCAGAAACTGGCCTATCAATAAGGCAACTATTTCAGGAGAATTGGATGATGAAAACTTATCAATACTAATTTCTAAATCTTATATAGAACAAATCGGTTATCTTACACCGGAAGGTTATTGGGATTTTAATTGGGAACAAGATAGGTTTGTAATTAATGGTATAACGTATAAGCCTTCTGGAGATACTCAGACTGCTCAGGCAAAGGATGAGGCTTTAGTTTTCATGATTATCCTAAAGAGAGACCGAGATACCAAAGTTGAATTTGTAGAATAAAAATAAAGTATATGGCAAAGATGTTAGTACTGAGGTGGACACCAATTACTACAAACAGTGGAATTTGGTTTGATAGTAATCTGGTTATCCTCAATGGTACCTCTGGAGTTCATATTGAAATGAAAGGTAATGGCAATGATGTAACGGCATTTCAATCGATGACCGGAAACAAATTTGTCACCTGCTTTCAAGATTACTTCGGGGATATCTGGGATAAAATAATACCTCATCCTGGTATAGGCCAGGTAATAAAGTTCCGTGTAAATAGACTTCCTGATTATGCTTGCATACGGGGAGATATTGAGGACGGTGGAGATGTAGACCCCGAAAATCCGGATGTACCAATGAATGCCTTCTGTGGTTCAGAGGGAGAACCATTCAGGGATATCGATTCTGAATTCTTACTGGGTCGTCAACGTGCAGTAATTAATCCTTAAATTTTATAAAATATGTATGTAAGTAAGTATTATACCTGCGAAGAAATAGACCAGCGGTTATTACAGGGTTACTATGATGACTTTGTTAAAGCTGGCTTTGGAGGAACTATAAATGAGTTCTGGGCCTTCGTACTTTCTATCAAGAATAAGGTAGATAAGAAAGAAGGATACGACTTATCGAAAAATGATTTTACCGATGAGTTGAAGGCTAAACTTGATGGCATCGAAGAACATGCAAATTACATCACCAAAGTTTCTCAGCTTGAGAATGATTTGAAATATCAAACCGAGGAAGAAGTTAAACAGATGATTAGTGATTTGGTTGATGGTGCTGATGATGCCCTTGATACTCTTAAAGAGTTGGCAGAAGCATTGGGCAATGACCCCAACTTTGCAACTACCATCACTAATAAATTAACCGACCTTCGTACTGCTTTAACCGAAGAGGTTAATCGTGCTAAGGAAGCCGAAGCTGCTCTGGGTGCTGCAGTAGCCGCAGTTCAGGATAACCTCGAATATGGGTTAGACCAAATCAATAAGAAGATTGATACTGTTAAGGCAGACTTAAAAGCCGAAATCGACAGAGTTGAGAAGAAGGTAGATAAGAATGCTGAAGATATCAAAGACCTTGAAAATAAGGTAAATCAAGGTAATGATGAACTTGAGAAAGAACTTAAGGACCTTATCCAAAAGGAAAAAGATGAACGTATTGCTGCCGATAATGAGATTAAGGAAAGTGTAAATGAACTTAAGACTCTACATATCAATGATAAGGCCGCACTCGAGGCAAAGATTGCCGAAGAAACTGCAAATCGTACAAATGCAGATACTGTACTGGATTCTAAGATTAACGAGGAAATCGCTAATCGTCAGGCTGATACTTTAGCTCTTCAAGGTAAAATTGACCAAGAGAAGGTAGACCGTCATTCTGAGGACCAAGCTCTTCATAATGAAATCTCTAAAGAGGTAATAGACCGTACTAATGCAGACAATGCTCTTCAAGGTAAAATTGACCAAGAAGCTCAAGCACGTACTGCTGCAGACCAGGTATTACAGAACAATATAGATTCAGAGGCTACCACTCGTGCTGCTCAGGATTTAATTCTTGAACACAAAATTGACGATGTAAAAGAGCAGGGTGTAGAAGACAAAGAACAATTGCTCAATGCTATTGCTGTAGAGGCCGCTGCTAGAGAAAAAGGGGATAAAGACCTTGATACTAAGAAGGTAGATAAACGTGAAGGTTATTCTTTGACCAAGAATGACTTTACTGATATCCTCAAAGCTAAGCTTGATGGAATTGAAGAGAAGGCAAACTATATTACCCATCTCTCCCAGCTTATCAATGATGCCGGTTTCCAAACTGAAGAGGAAGTAAATGCGGCTATCCAAAAGATTATTGGTTCAGCACCTGAAGTACTTGATACTCTTAAGGAAATTGCTGATGCCCTTGGAAATGACCCCAACTTTGCAACTACTATCACTAGGAAGTTGGCTGCAATCACAGAACAGGTTAACCAAGAAATCGAAGACCGTATTGCAGGGGATGAGTCAAACAGTGCTGAAGTAGCTGCTGAAGTTCAAGCTCGTAAGGATGCAGATACTGCCCTTGAAACTAAACTGAAAGAATACGTAGACAATAAGTCTGCTACTGGAGATGCTGCACTCGGGGTTGTAAGGGATAACCTTAACAAGGAAATCCAAGACCGTAAAGATGCCGATGCCACAATTCAGGCTAACTTGGATAAAGAGATTGCCGAAAGAAAGACTGCCGATGAAGCATATACTCAAAGTTTGGCTAATGTTAACCAGCGTATCTCAGACTTGGCTTTGAGTATGCAAGAGTCTATCAATACCTTGCGTAATGAGCTTACCGAGCAGGTAAATGCCAATACTACGGCAATCGCTACTAACCAACATAATATCGAAAGAAATTCAGAGGCAATCACAAACTTAACTAAGACTGTAGGGGATAACTACAAGGAAGTTAAGGATATGATTAACGAGGAAATCGTTGACCGTACCAATGCTGATAGTGCTTTGAGTTCTCGTATCGATACTCTCAATATTGACCTTAATACTGAGAGTGTAGAAAGAAAAGCTGCAGACCAAGTTCTTCAGGTAAATTTGGATAAAGAAGCAGCAGACCGTACTGCAGCCGATAAAGCCTTGAGTACTGAGTTTACGGCTAAATTGGATAATGCTAAGCAGGCTTTGGAATCTGAGGTAGCTAGCCTTAATACTAAGCTTGAACAAGAAAAGGAAAACCGTATTGCTGGTGATAATGCTTTGGGAGTTCGTATTGATTCTCTAGAGGCAGGTAATACCGATGCTATGAATGAATTAAAAGCAAAGGTAAATGCTAATACTACTGCTATTAATGCAGAGAAAGACCGAGCAATTGCCAAAGAGACTTCTCTTGAGGCAAAGATTGATACCAACCTTCAGAACCATAAAGATGATATGGCGGGTATCAACCAAAATATACTTACCGAAAAGAATGACCGCTTAGCTGGTGATACCGAGTTGCAGAATAATATCGATAAGGAAGCTACAGAACGTGCTAACCAAGATACCCTTATTAATAATGCTATTGCTCAGGAAAAAACAGATCGAATTGCTGCTGACCAGGCAATGGATGGAAAGAAGGTAGATAAGGTAGAAGGTAAAGTACTTTCTTCAAATGACTTCACTGACTTGCTATATGCCAAGTTGGATGGCATCGAAGAACATGCAAATTACATCACTAAGGTATCTGAGTTATTAAACGATTCAGATTTCCAGAGTGCTGAACAAGTAGAGGCAGCTATCCAAAAGATTATTGGCTCTGCTCCAGAGGTACTTGATACTTTGGCCGAGATTGCTAAGGCTCTCGGTGATGATCCCAACTTTGCAGCAACTATGACTGCTAAGCTTACTGAGTTGGAGAATAAGCTTGAAGCTGAAAAGAATCTGCGTGAACAAGGGGATAATACTCTGCAACAGACTTTCACTAATTTAAGTAATACTCTTACTACTACGGTAAATGAGTTGAGAACTTTCGTAACTGAAACTCGTACGGAGCTGTTAACTTCCTTGAATGCTACCAATGCTCTGGTAACTCAGAATGCTGCCAATATTCAACGTAATCTGGAATTGATTCAGGGTATTCAGGATAACATTAATGGTAACTATACTGCCATTACCGATTTGCTGAATAATGAAATCGCTGCTCGTAAGGCTGAGGATATTCGATTAGAAGCAAAGATTGACCAGAATACTTCTGACTTAAATACAGAGAGAGAGGAAAGAAAGGCCGCAGATAAAGTTCTCCAGGATAACATTGATGCAGAAGAAGCTGCCCGTATTGCTGCCGATACAGCTTTGGGTAAACGTATCGATAAAGAAATTCAGGACAGAACCGATGCTGATACATCTTTGGATAACAAATTTACCAATATTACCAATGATCACGAAGAAAGGTTGGTAGCCGAAGAAGCAACTTCTGATGCTTTACCCAATACCATGGTTACTGGTGTAAGTGAAATAAGTAGAGATGACTCTAAACTTACTTTCAAGGTAAATACTTCTACTAAGGACGTTTCTAACAACCAATACGGAGAATCCAATGAGGCCATTAAAGAACTTCTCCCGGTAACACAATCTCTTGCAGGAGTCATGTCTGCAGCAGATAAGATTAAGTTGGATGGGTTGGATGAAAATGCCCTTACCGATATCTCTGCAGCTTCAGATGCTAATAAGGTAACAGTAACCGTAACTAAGGATAACGGTTTGAATGCTGATACTACCGAAACTTTCGATTTGCCTCAGGTATCGGCTACTAAGGCTGGTACGATGACTGCTAAGGATAAGGTTGAGTTAGATAGAATCTCTACGGCTAACTTTGCTCTTGGTGCAGTAACTCCAAATGAAACTACAGTTGGCATTGCTGCTACTAAGACCGTAGTTGAAGATGGTACAGTAGAACAGAATCCTATCACATTGCCATCATCCACGGCAGAGAAAGCTGGTGTACAAACTGCAGCAGATAAGAAACTGTTTGATTCTCTTCCAGAGAAGTTTGTAAGTTATCATAGAAACTCAGTTCCCTATCAGGATCATGTAGATTTGGTATCTCAGCCATCAACTAAAAACCCAGATACTGGTATATACGAGTTGAAAGGTACCGATAATATTAGTATATCTAAGGCAACTAAAGAGAAAGCTGGTGTAATGACTGCCCAGGATAAGGTTAATCTGGATGAGACATTACCCAATGCTATTGCTCAAGAGGTTCAGGACCGTAAAGATGCTATCGAAGCTTTGGACGGTAAATCAGAAGCCGCTCTTGCTCAAGAAGTAGCTGATAGAAAAGCTGCAGATACTGCTTTAGATACCAAGTTTACTAAAGCTGTAAACGATGAAGCAACTGCTCGTACTTCTGCTGATACTGCATTGGGTGCAAGGATTGATAAAGAGATTGCTGATAGAACTGCGGCAGACACTGCCCTTGATACTAAACTGCAGAATAACATTAACACTCTAGAAGCTAAGCATGATGCTTTCGTAGCAACCAAGGGTCAAGCTGGGGGATTTGCTCCATTGGATGAAAGTGGCTTAGTACCTGCTAACCATTTGCCTTCATATGTAGACGATGTAATCGAGGTATATGCTACCTATGAAGTAAGCCCCACTGGAGGTCTTACTAATGTTCAATTGTATACGGATGCAGGTCACCAAACTCCCGTAGTTGGAGAATCTGGTAAGATTTATATAAATGTTGCCGATGGTGAACCTCCATACCAATTCCGTTGGTCAGGTACTAAATTCGTAGACAGTAATACTTCGTCTCTTATCATTGGGGAAATCGCAGGTACTGCTTTCGAAGGTAGTAGAGGTAAGCATCTTGAGGATGTGGTATCTAGCATGCCTAAAAATTTAATTAGTAAGGTTTCAATAGCTAACAAAAATAAGCGTAATGTTATTATCTTATGTAACTATTCTGCTACGGATGGTCAAGGGCATTACATTGATAAACCCGATGGGATGGTAATCCCTCTAACTCCAGCCACTACTCAAGAAGCTGGTCTGATGGATGCCGATAGTGTAATAAAGCTTAATCAAACCTTACCAGATGCTATTGAAGCTGAACAAGAGGCTCGTATTGCAAAAGATAATGCTCATGATACCTTTAATAGTTCTCTTCCAGGAATTATTCTTACTGGATTCACTCTTACCCATAATTCAACTAATGTAAGAGCTACTCTTAATAATAAAACTAAGAGTGCAGAGGGTAAGACTTATGAAGGTGCTACAGATTTAACTAGAGATATATTTGCAGCAACTAAGACTACTGCAGGTGTAATGACTGCAGCAGATAAGACTAACTTGGATAATACCGTACAGGGGTTGGCAAATGAGATTACCAATAGAACTAATGCTATCAATGCTCTTCGTACAGAATTGAAAACTTACGTTGACGATTTGATTGCTGATACTGGTTCAGATGTAACTGCATTAGAAACTAAGGTAAATAATCACATTGCCAATAAATCTAATCCTCATACAGTTACTAAAACTCAGGTTGGATTGGGTAATGTTAATAATACTTCTGATGCTGATAAGCCAGTATCTACTGCTCAAGCTACTGCTATTGCTGATGCTAAGGCTGCAGGTACTACTGCTCAGACTTCTATCAATAGTCATGCAGGTAGAAAGGATAATCCTCATACAGTAACTAGAGCTCAATTGGGATTGGCAACTACCGACCAGGTAGTATTTGCTAAGACTACTGCTCCTTCTGGTTTCTGGAAAGAGTCTTCCGATGAAAGATTGAAATCTAACATCAAACCGTTAACCCATACTCTGGAACAAATTTGCAGTATACCTACAGAATCCTTTATCATGAATGGTAAGGAAGATGAAGGTACCATTGCACAAGGTTTGGAAGCAGCTGGGTTTAATAACTACGTAGAAGAAGACCCAAGAACTAAGGATTCAGTTCCTAATCCTGAGGAATTCGAAACGGTTGTTATCGACGGTGAAGAATACGTATTGGTAAAACAAGTTAAGTACCATAAGATGTCTACTCTGGCAATCGAAGGTATCAAACTTCTTTACGATGAGATTAAGGCTTTGAAGGCTGAAATCTCAGAACTCAGAAATCTTAAAGATGTAGATTAATATGGGAGAGATAGCAACATGGAGTGCTGTCAAAACTAAAGTAGGCCTTGGTAAGACAGGTAATGACTGCCCTACCAAGGCTGAATTGTTAGCACTCACCCCTACAGGAACGGGGGAAAGTTACGTTGGCTTGGAAATCTCCAATGCTAGTTCCTATGGAAATAACGAGGGTGTTAAACTCGAAGATATTCATAAGGTAACCTATAAGTATACTTTTACCCTTGCTAATACTACTCTAAATTTTACTGCTTTAGGTGGGTCTCCTACCAATGCAGATAAAGGCTTTGGAGGAACCTCTAATCGGGAAAAGTACTTAGATGGTGTAGCTACTGGTATTAAAGAGAATGTAAATTACTCTACTTCTGGATTACCTTCTTGGATATCTGGGTCCGATGCCGGAGGTTGGGTTGCTCAAGAGAACTTAGATTTAACTGCAAGGTCCAAGACTGATGGAGTAATACTCCAACAGGGCTCTGGTAAAACTTTTGCTATCGGTTGGTCTCAGGCAGCAGCATCTCAAAGTTGGACTCAGACTTTCTCAGTGAATCCAACATCAATGTCATTTGGGGCAACTGGAGGAACGAAAACATTTACTGTAACTTCTTACAAACAAGAGTACAGAAATGGGCATACTTATGGTAGTCAGGTTTCTTTAAGTTATACCCGGGCTAATACAGGAGTTACTGGTACTGGTACTTCGGTAACTATGGCCAATAATACTTCTACTTCGGCAAAGTCTGGTAGTGTAGTATTAACTCAAGCAGAAACCAATAAGAAGTTAACCATTAGTTGTTCTCAATCTGCAGGTTATAGAACCTATAGTGAAATCACAGTAAGTGGTGGAGCAGTATCAGATATCCCAGCATCAGGAGGAACAAGGAGTTCATTTACAACAGCTCCAAGTTATTCACAGACTTGGGGATGGAATGGTTCTACTACGGGAGGAGGTACGATTACATCTGGTGCTAGTATTTCTTATGGTACTGCCGTTAGTGCAAGTTCTTTGGGAACTACATCTAAGGCTAGAACAAGAGTAGGCTCCCTTACTTGTACAGTATCTCTGAATGGTAAATCGAAATCTATAACCCTTGATGTATATCAGGCAGCGAATTCAATTACCAGTACTACCGATGGTACACCAGTAATAAGTTTATCGGCAAATTCATACTCTATCTCTAATTCAGGAGGTAGTGTTAATATTTATGCCAGTGTAAGTATACCTACTACCAACCATTGGAGTTCAGGGTCAACAAGTGCAGGTTCTTCGAAGAGTGCTACACCTACGGTTAGTGCAAGTGGTACTGGATTTAGTTTGAATTCAGCTAAGACGGTACTTACTGCTACAGAGAACACGGGTACTTCAAGTAGAAGTTGTACAGTAACTGCATCCTATAGTGGGGCAACTACTAAAACCATCACAGTTACTCAGAGTGCTGCTTCAGTATCTGTATCTTATAAGTATTACTTGGCATTTACTTCCCCTACTGGTTCTAGAACTACTTCCAGAACCGGATTATCAGCTTTGGGAGGTAATAATTTTACAGTTGATGTAGCTTATTCTTTTAAGACTAAGGTAATAAACGGTTCTGAAATAAGTACAAGATACCCATTAGCTTTAACTGTAACCTCAAAACCAAGTTGGGTTACAAATGTAGCAATTACAACGTTATCAAGTGATAATGGAAACTATGGGTTAACCTTAACCTTAACAGAGAATACCGTAGAATCAACAAGGTCAGGTACCATTAAATTAAGGCAAGCAGAAAACGATGATGACGGTTGGGAGCTTACAGTCAACATAACTCAGAATGCTGCAGTGATTACCTATGAATATTACTTTAGTGTTTTAAAATACAACACCATAGTATTTTATAATGTATTAGAGAAATCAAAAACTTATTTATATTAACTTTCTAAAACTAAACCGTTATGGGAGTCGAAGTTAAAGGTGCTGGCGATGGCGTAGTAATCGCGGATAGAGGTTGCAATGATTGCAACTATGGTCGTAACAACTCAGGCTGGGGTTCTGGTTGGGGTGCAGTCGGTGGTGCATTGGTAGGTGGTGGCTTTGGTGCTGCTGCAGTTTCCGTATGGGACAAAATCAATGACACCAAGGCTGACATCCAGAAAGTAGAATCTACTGTTCAGGAAGCAAAGGCAGGTATCTACAAGGATATCTCTGATGCTGCTAGAGGAGTAACTCAGGAAATCAGCGGTGTAGCAAAAGACGTTGCAGGTGTTGGAAGAGAAATCCTCAACAACCGTTTCACTACCGAAAGAGGTCTTTGTGATTTGGGTTACAAAACGAACTCTGATATCAGAGATTCTCGTGACCAAATGGGCGCAGGCTTCAATCGTGTAATGGACCGTCTCTGCAACATGGAACACGAACAGCAAAACTGTTGCTGTGAAACTAAGGGCTTGATTAAGGAAGTGAAATCCGATCTGGCTCTTCAGTTGGAACGTTGCTGCTGTGATCTGAAGAATGGTCAACAGGAAATCAAGTGCCTCATCGAGAACACTGCCAAAGACCAGGAGATTGCTCGCCTTAACCGGGTAGTTGATGCTCAAAGAGACCAGAACATCATTAGCCAGGTAGTTGCTGCATTGAAAGGCACCACTACTACACCGGCTTAAACCAAAAACTAAGATGATTGAAAAGGAGTGCATCTAACCGGTGTACTCCTTTTTTCGTTTTAACCCAATAACTAAGGAATTATGGAACAAGAACAACTCACCGAATTTAAGATACAATTGGCATTACCCGCTCCTAATATAGAGATTGCACAAGAAGTAGCAAACAAAGCTCAGGTACTCATAAATCAATTTGGATACTATCAATTCTTAAACCTGGTAGACTTCATGCAGAAGAATCCAGGTGCAGTTTCATTTGGTTTAAATTTAATAAATAAGAAGTAACATGGACGATAAGATGATTTTTCAAAAGTTGCAGAAAGGGGATATAATCTTCTCCTTAGAAAGAGACCGACGTGCTCTCTATCCTATCTTTGACCAAGCAAGGATTCTGAAGGTAGGTGAAAGTAAACCCATGGCATCCATGGTTAAGGATGGATTTGTAAATAGCCTTGAACTTGTGATACAGGATTCAGTATCTCAAATCACAATCTATTTGCCATCTCAGGCAGAGGAAGGTATTTACAATGGTATTTATTATACCACTAATCTGGACAACATTATCAGTGAAGTTTCTAATCAGAGACAGAATGCAGTGAACATTCTTAATAACCGGGAAAGGTATGAGGCAATTGTATCAGAATGCGATAAAATTTTAGGCTCTATCAATTACAAAGAACCCAGTAAACCAGCTCCTGAGTTCGAAGAATTTAAAGCCTATATGGGTAATGTGGATGTCCGATTAAATAGGTCAGAAGCACTCCTGGAAAAAATTGCCGAAGAGCTGGGATTATTTAAAGACAAGTAACATGCCAAGTAAGTCGGTTAATATTAATATATCGACTCCAATTGGTCCACTAGAAATATACGTAGATAAACGAGAACAAGCTCGTGCAGAAAGGTTGATTGCCCAGACTCCAAGTATCTTAACAAAAGGCTATGCGAAAGGTACCGAGAAGTTTGGCAATCAACTTCTTCGTATAGTAAGGCGTAGTTTAAATACTGGTATACCTCCAAAGGGTTCTGGAGTATCTTGGCCACCACATTCTCCAGGTACCATTAAGAAGTATGGAGAACATACAATGCTAAACCTTACTGGTCAATATGCAAAGTCCGTTACCATAGTAAAAGGTAAGAAGAGGACTTTCGTAGGATTACCAATTGGAATCAGGAAGATTACCTACACAGGTAAGACTTCAAGAAAAACTTTGAATCAGATTGCTATCATGCTCGAGTATGGTAGCAGAGATGGTAACTTACCACCTCGTCCTCTCTGGGGTCCTGCATTTAAGGCTGCAGGTGGAAAGGTAGCTTTACAAAAGGAAATACGAAATGAAATCAGAAAAGAAATAAGGAGGGTAAAATAATGGCAGCAGATTTTGAAATATCCGCATTATCCGGAACAGGTACTGCCACTATTCGTGTAAAACCGAAGGCAATAAATGAAGACCGAGATAATATCAAAGAACAGATCCTCAAGGTAGTAGTACAGGGAGTAGAAAGGGAAGTAACCTTGGTTCAGAAAGCTAACACTACTCCTGCAGAATCCTGGAATACATACTGGAGTATTTCTCCAGACGTAACTGCCCATACCTTTGATGGTACTAAAAAGGGTGAGACTTTAGAGATAGAGGTATACAGCTATCAACAAAAGTTCCTCAACAATGTACCTCAGGATGAATATAGAGCTGTAGATTGGAAAATCGAAACTACCGTAGACTGGTTAGAAGTAACCCAAGAGGTAGGCGAAGGTAATAAACCGGGAAAGGCTATTATCAAAACTCTATCAAGAAATGGGGAGTATCAGTCGGGTACCTATAACCCAATTGAAAGAACTGGAGTAGTCAAGATAATTCAAAGTGAAAAATTCGAGAAAGCTATTAATATAACTCAATCTCCAAGTGTTAGAGTAGTTACTTATGAAATTAGACCAGTAGCAGGATTAGGTCACTCTGCAGCAAATAATCCTGCTGTGAAGACTGCTACCTTTAGGGGTTACATAGTGTACACTATCAATGGAGAAGAGGTAGCTACGTTTATTAGACCCTTCAGAGTACCCAAGATTGGGGAAACAGTTAATGGTACTATCCCAAATCCAAGTGGAGGCCCTATTCCTTGGAAACTATGGTTTACGAATTATCCTGCAGCAGCAACTACCAGTGTTGATGAATTAACTTGTACTATTCATTATGACTGTAGGTTTTTTGGAATTTTATACACTTTAGTAATAGATGCTCAAATACAAGTAGGAGATGGTACAGTAAATTGGGTAAACGCTGATGAAGGACTTAGAGTTATTCCTGACCAAGCTTAATTATGGTAAATTCAGAAGAAGTAGTTGAGAGAACATTCTATATATGTCTCCTCAGCACCATGTTAGAAATGGGTCTTACCTTAAATCCAGAAGACTTCTTGCCCTTGTCTCAAGAAAACGAAAAACGTTTTGCAGAGGCTATCAAGGGTATGCCTAAGTTTATACCATTGTTTGGTATAGGGAACAATCAGGTAAAAGGGCCTAAGACTCTTCCCAGAATAACAATCGAACTGCAAGGTTATTATGCTGGTGATATTGGAGTGAACAAATATATCATTGGTGATAAGTTAGAAGATGGTAATTACCAAGCTTCAGAGTTTCCCTATGAGACTAAAGATATCACAGTTGATATACACCTCGTTTCTCAAACACAAGCCGATATGAGATTATTGCATACAATCTTATATGCTGGCTTACCTGCTAGAGGATATGTAAGACCATACTTTAATGACTTAGAGGAATGGAGCAAGGGCAGGCTTGACCCAACCGGAAACCTATTCATTGAAATTGGTAATTATTATGACCATCCAGATGTAGAACATGGTATACTTGAGAAGGTATATACTTACGTATGTAAAGATGGTATTCTCCCAGAAAAGCTTTTGGAAGAAGGTACACTTACACCTATCAAAGATATTACTGCTCTCATTGGATTGTTCGAACAAAATGAAAATGAAATGCTAGAGTTGAAGATACCTAAGGAATAGGTACAATACTCTAGGGTATAAATTAAAACGAGTAATTAACTTTAATCACAATAGAATTATGCCAACTTCACCTCATGTAGATTTTAAGTTTAAGAACAACAATGTTCTTCAAACTACTCCTATGTTAGGAGTTTCTTGTGTATTGGCTAGAACTACTAAGGGCCCATACGATGACCCCTCAGAAATCATCTCTACTTTCTCTCAGTTCCAAAGGATTTATGGTTCTGAGATTGTACCGGATGGTTCTGTATCAAATATCGAAAAAGCCTTGACAGGTGGTTCTAAGCTTCGTGTTATTCGAGTACTTGGTAAGGGGGCTACCCAGGGTACAGTAGCTGCAACTGCAGCAAGTAAATCAAAGGCTGCTGCTAAATCCGAAGAGGAAGGCATAGTACCGGCTTCTGCTACTCCAGAACCGGCTACACCTGCAGCACTCATTACCATTACCTCAAGTGGAGTTACTTATAGCTTAGGCTTGGTAACTAAAGGTTATGGGGACCCAATCGGTAGTACAGATAGTTTCCAGGTAGGTTTCTACAAACAAGCTAACACCTTGTATTACAAAATCTATTCTGGCAATGGTCAAGTACTTGAACAGGGTCCAGTAATCACTTACAAAACTGCCGATGAAAATAATGATACTTCGGTAGATTACCTTGCTCTTAGTGCATTTGCTAAGAACTCAGAATATATTAAGCCGGTAGTAGTTGCTGGTTCTTCTTTCGAGAATCTTATCAAATGGCTTACTGATAGTGTAGATGGTACAAAGAATGCCGTTACATTAACTGTAGGTGGTGCTGCTCCTACAGAAGATGAAAAGAAGTTTACCGGTACTATCGGTTCTGCAGGTTCTACTCCTACTGCCGATGAATGGATTGCTTCTTTGGACTTCGTAAAAGATTACACCGACTTCTATCAGTTATTCATTTCTCATATCTCTCAACACCTTATTGCTGATTCAGATGTACTCAAGGTATACAAGGCTGCTGCGGATATGGCAAAGGAACTGATGGAATGGGTACTCTATATCGAAGTTCCGAAACACCTTACTCATTATACTCAGGGTACTCAGGCCAGAGATTACAAAGCTCAGGTAACTTGGGTACAGACTTGCTTGGGTACTGTGGGTAACTCTAAGTATATTGCCTATTTCGGTGGTGGACTTAAGTACTACAATGAAAACGGTAATCTTCAAGATTCCGATGTAGTGGGTACCATTGCAGGTTTGGGTGATGCTTCTGCTACTCAATATGGACCTTGGAAATCTTTTGCAGGTATGAACCGAGGAGTTATTGGGGATGCCGTTGGACCAGTATGCCCGAACTATGGTTCTCCCTCTCGGTATTCAGAATTGAATACTCTGGCCCAAAATTACATCAATGAGATGGTAATCAAGGATACTCCTGATGCAGGCAAACAGACAATGCTTTGGCATTGCTTCTCTTCTCAGGTAAAACAGGATTCAGAACGGTTCCTTTCAATCGTAAGATTGAACTTGTATTTGAAGAAGTTCCTTCGTCCTGTACTTAACAAGTACATTGAAGAACCAAACGTTTGGAGTACTTGGAAGAGAATTTGGTTGGAGGTTAAACCCACACTAGACTCTTTGGTAGATGAAGATGCCATGACCGAATATACCTGGATGGGTGACCAAGATGCAACCTCTTGGGATGATCTCTCGGTTAACAACGAGGCAGATGCTCGTCAAGGTAAGTACCGTGCTATCCTTAAGTATAAGGACGTAGTTCCTATGCAAGAGGTAACTATGGAAATTGTAATTGATGCAGCTTCCAAGTCTGTATCAATTGTGGAATCAAGTAATAACGCTTAAACAATTATAACGATGGGAGCAAAAGTAAAAAATCCACGGAAGAAGTTCTTGTGGAGTATCATGTTCCCCAAGCACCCTATCAATACTTATCTGTTCCAAACTTGTACTTTGCCAGATGTAGAGATTGACCAGGTTGCTCATGGGGACGTCAATAGAGACGTTAAAACTCCAGGTAGGGTTTCAGTTGGTAATCTTATCGTAGAGAAACTTATGACTACTGCAGGTTCAGATACCTGGCTTCATGATTGGCTCTATGCTTGCCAAGATATGATTGCCGGTGGGGGATTACCTCCTGCTCAGATATGGGAAACTGCAATCGTAAATGAACTTGCTGAAGACGGAGTCTCAGTTCTTAACACCCATATCTTCGAAGAGGTTTGGCCCTGTAAAGTTACTGGCTTAGACTTGGACAGAATGGCTTCAGAGAATACCATTGAGTCCATTGAGTTCTCAGTTGGTACTGCAGATAAATACTAATTCCTTAGTCTATTTTCACTAAGATTCGGTGGAGGGGTGGGATTCCTGAGATAGGATGTCTCACCCCTTTCTTGTTGTTATAGGGAATACTATGAACATTTGTAAACATAAAAAGTAATTAATATGGAATTTAGAACATTTGGATTTATCGGACCGTCTGGTTATAAATACCAGATTAGAGAACAGAATGGTGCTGACGAAGATATTCTCAGTAACCTTTCAGACATGAAAACTTTGATGAACCTTACTAAGTTCATTGCAGCAATTGTAGTAGCTACAGATGCAACACCCAGTGGGAAGTTAACCATTGAGGATGCACTTAACTTACCAGTTAATGACCGGTACTGTATTATCTTCAATTCTCGAATTTTCTCTTTGGGAGACGAAGTAGAATTCGAATACGATTGGGGAAAAGAAGGAGGGAAGGTTATGTATGGCCAAGATCTTCACGAGTATCTTTTCGATTACAGTCAGGTACCTTCAGAAGAAGAACTCAAGGAAAAACCAGATGCCATTCCTTTCTATCCAGAAGGTAAGAAACTTACGGACCATGAGTACACTCTCTCTTCAGGTAAGCTTATCAAATTCGATTGCATGACCGGTAAGGGGGAACAGATGTTCATGGCTTTGCCTATGGAGAAACAAACAAAGAATGCTCCTCTCCTTTGCCGTAACCTCTACTTAGATGTAGATGGTAACTGGGAAAAGGTTTCAAACTTTACACCTTTTAGTGCAAAAGATATGGCTGAGATGAGAAAGTATATTCTATCTATCGACCCGGTATTCAAAGGGGATTCTCATATCACCCATCCACAGACTGGGGAGGAAAGAAACTATCCTATAGCTTGGGCACCTAATTTTTTCTACCTGACGGAAGAGTAAGTTTAGAAAGTGATTTTGTTTATATCACTAGAGCCGAGATAACCTTAGATTATTTCGGCTTTTTACGTCTTCCGTATAGAATAAGAAAAATATTCAAGGATATGGCCGAGCAATATTATAAACAGATTAAAAAGAAAACGAAATGATAAATGCCAGTAGGAGTGTAATAGAGGTCGGTGTTGCCATGGTTTTAAGAGACCGATTCTCTCAAGAAGCTGGTAAGATATCTGGTTCATTTAGAACTATGATGAATGATATGAATACCTGGAACAGAGGTATTCAGATGTCAGCTTCTAATTCACTAGACTTCGGAATGCAGCTCGTAGGGGGAATGGCCAGGGCCTATAAATACTCTGCAGGTGTTCAGAATGAAGTTTGGACTGCTTCGAAGATTGCTGGTGCTACCATTGCAGAACAGAAGGAGATGTTACAATTGGCAAAAGACGTCAATGCTATAACACCTCTTACTGCTTCGGATGTTGCATCAGGACAAAGATACCTGGCTATGGCAGGTAATAAATTCGATGCTATTAAGGAAATGATTGGGCCGGCTTCTAAGCTGGCTTCAATCTTTACAATGCCAGTGGGAGGTAAAGGTGGTGTAGCTGACTTGATGACTAATATCATGTCAATGTACCAAATCCCAATGACCGAAGCCGCTAGAGTAACTGATGATTTATATACTGCAGTAACTAATGCAAATATATCTTTGCAGGACTTAGCCCAGTCCATATCCTATGCAGGAGCAGATATGGCAACTGCTGGAGTAGACCTTAGGCAAACTGCTGCGGCCATTGGTGTATTGGGAGATATGGGTATACAAGGTTCTATGGCTGGTACCTCTCTGGCAAATATGATACGTTATTTACAACTATCTCTTGTTAACCAAAAAAAGAAAGGCTATAACGCTTTAGCAAACATGGGCTTAAGTCCCGATGACTTCTTCGATGCTCAGGGTAATCTTATTGACTTATATTCTGTATATCAAAAGTTTGCTAAGGCAGCAGTAGATATGCCTTCTCGTGTTGAAACTCCAACATTCTTCAATATCTTTGGTGTTCGTGGTAATCGTGGTATGCTCCCAGTACTTAGAGATATTGCCTCTGGTAGGGATAAGATGGGACAGATACTTGCTACCTATAATAAGAATATGGGTGCAGTAAACCAGATGAACGAAGAAAGACTTAAGACAGATGCCGGTGTAATTGACCAATGGGAATCTTCACTTGAGAACTTAACGGTAACTGCAGGTGCTGCAATGGGTAGAGTATTTACTCCCGTTCTCCAATTCGGAACTAAGTTTGTAGACATAGTTAATACTATTTCAGAAACTTGGGGAGGTAGCTTTGCCTTAAGAGTAGCTGCTACGGGTGTAGTAGTTGGTACTATAGTTGCAGGCTTTAGGACTTTGAGAGGTATCATGAGGATGACCTCTTATCTTCAGGCCTTAACTACTACTGAAACCAATGGTATGTCAGCTGCAGCTATAAAGACTAATACCCAATTTGCCATCATGGAAGCTCACATGGTAAGTATGGTTAATCTCATGAGAACTATGGTTCAACTCCAGATGATGTCAAGTGGTATTGGTATGAATAGCAAAGGTAGATTTTATAATATGTCAAACGGTAGGTATGTTAAGACACCAAATCCTGGTGTACCAATGGCAACTACTATGGCGGGTAATCTCATGGGTGGTGCCGTTGGGGGAGCTGCTGCTAATGCAGGTGGTAGAGCAGCGGGTCAGATTGCTACTAGAGGTTTAACCGGTATGCTTGGCAGATTTATGGGATTCTTAGGAGGACCCTGGGGTTTAGCAATTACTATCGGTTTACCCTTATTAATTGAAGTGGGTAGTAGATTGATAAGCTCGGTAGATAGGAATACTGATGCCCAGAATAACAAAGAAGATGACCCATTAACCATTAGGGCTCAGAATGAAGAGAAATTTGTTAATGCTATAAAGTCTGCAATTAGGGATGGCTTAAAAGAAGGCAAGATTGGCATTAGTATAGATGGGCAATCTGTGGGAGACTATACCCTTGGTAGTCAACAGGATTATACTGGAGTAGTATTAGGATTATAAACTAAAATATTATGGCTAGAATATTAGGACAGGCAGCTGGTAAAGTTATTGAGAAATACAATGACCTTACTCGAGATACAGCTGGTGTTCTTACTGGCCCTTTGAATAAACTTTGGAGAGCTCGGATATTACTTAATCGAGCTACTTCTACTCTTCCAAAAGATAGTGCTCTCAAGGGTAAGATCTATGACCCAAATGGGGTACCCGGAGAAGCTCAGATATCTTCTAAGAACCCAACTCTAAACAAACAACTCCAGGCAAAGTGGAGAATGGAATTACAATTCCCACGTCAAGAGGAAGGGGAAGGAGTAGACCCAGCAAAGGGTAATAAGAATACCACTAATTACAGAAACTTCGAAGTAAAGGCAGACATCCGGTATCAAAACGAAGTACGGATTTATAACATGTCTGCTAACCCAACCCAATATATTACTTTACAGAATCGACCTCCTGAATTAGATTTTAGAGGGGAAACTACTTGGGCAACCATTAAATCTATGGGTCGTAATACACCTATGTATCATTTCACGGGAGCAGAAGATATCATTCAATTCAATGTATCTTGGTTCTCAACTACTTTGGATAACCCAGAGGAAGTGATAAATAAATGTAGATTACTTGAAGCCTGGACGAAGGCAAATGGTTACCAAGCAGCACCTCCTATAATCCAAATAGAGTGGGGAGATTCCGGTATATTCGAAAACCATTATTATATCCTTACCTCTGCAACCTATACTCTGAAGAACTTTCAGAATGGTTATAGGATAAGGGTACCTGGTAAACCTGCTACATTTGGCAATGGTAAATTATTGCCTGCAGCAGCAACTCAGGAATTAATATTCAAGAGAGTAAGTGCCTATAACTTATCCTATGGAGATTTTATTAATTCTGATTCACTTAAGAAGACGGAGGGCATTAAATATGATTGATACATCTCAATATTTAAAAGGTGCAAGTCCCTATGACCAAGCTTATGTTTTAAACTATGGTGATGGAGATTATTCTTTAGAGGCAGTACGTATATCAGTACCCTCATCAAGTGATGACATCCAACATACAGTTAAGGATGGTGAGACTTTGCAGAATATTGCTTATCGGTATTATGGGGATTCTGGTAAATGGTTTCTAATTGCTGAAGCCAATACTATCCTCAATCCTTTTAAGGAATTAGAAAGTGGAACCCTTATAAAAATTCCAGTGTATGCCGGCTAAACAAAAACCCATATTATATAATGGAATGGGCCAACCATACTTGGCCCTTTTCGATTTTCAAGGAATGCCCATTAAGAATCCTCTTACGGGCATTCCTCTTGGAGCGTATATAAGTACCTGGACTTATAGATATGATGAGGAGAAAGAGAATTTAGCTACTATCACTTTTGATACTGGCAATCCAGATACCGTAGATATTGAAGCTTTGCAAGAGGGTCAGGTAATCTGCCTTCAGTGGGGTTATATTTATCCAGACGGTCAATTCGTATCGGGCCCAGTTAAGATAATCAAGGTGAGAGACTTCGATGCTACCTTCGATTCCACGGGTACTCATGTAACTATTAAGTGCATTGATTCAACAGGTGATTTAAGGTACCAACCAGCCTATAACTTTTCGGATATGGAAGGTTATAAGTTATCTACCTTCTTGGACAATGGTTGTGATAATGCTACTGGTGTAATCATAGAAATCTTTCAGTAATGGAACAACAGATAATAAGTAATAAAGTATACGAGTCACTACAGGTGCCTACAGAAAATACTCGAACTACTACTGGAAAGGTACTTTATGCTAACCGGTTTAGTGGAGTAGCTCAAGTAGCTATGCCTGAGGATTTGAAGGCTTTGATTGATAGCGACTTTGGTTTGGTGGGTAAGAATATCTTGGTTCAATTAGAACAGAAGATGAAAGGTTATACCAATGGGCCTTGGTATGTAGATTCCAGAGATGGAGTTATCTATATACACAATCGTAAGTTCAATGAGGAACCAGTTCATACTTATACTTACCAAGGAGAAAATGGTGAGGTACTCAGTGTATCATTTACTATGGAGAATATTACTAAGAGAGTTAAGGCAACTCTATCCCCTTTGGTAAGTCCAGAAACTAAGGACTTAAATGTAATCACTACTGGTATAAAAGAACCAGAAGAGGAAAAAACTTCGAATGAGAATGACCAATATATAGCCAGAGTAGATAATACAATGGTGGTTAATTATGGTAGTGATAATGTAGAAGATTATCGAAGTCATCCCACAACTAATCATATTGGAGAATGGGAAGCTCAAAATAAAAGCTTCGATAGGTACCTAACTCATAGGCAAGCACTCCAGGAATTCAATGCTTCTAATCCTGCAGAAGCTTACGAAAAGGGGAAGCAGAAACATCTGGATGAAATGAATATGGATGAATTAAGAGAGACCATTAATCAAGCAGTTTCTAATTTGCCCAGTGACCGTAAGAGAGCCGTACAACAAGCTTTACGTAATTCAAAGAATGGTAAGGAATTGGAGGCTAATCTTTATAACATCCTTAAGAATGAAAGATACCTATTTGAAGGTGATGACCAGATGACCTATATGACCATAGAATATGTAGACCCCATGGATTATGACCCAGAAGGCTACGCTTCTAATCAAGCAGGTGCTGGAATTGCTTCTGGTATAAACTATCAGATGGGAGTATTACCTGCTTCTAAAAGAGGGTATGCTGCTCTAAAGAATGACCCCTATACCATTGTCCTTAGTGATATGGAAACTGATACTTCTAAACATTATGGTCAAGGTCAATATGGTAAGAAGGTAAAAGTACAACATTGGAAGAAATCTAATGTTAAAGTACCCATCTATAAACTCTATCATAATCTCTTTGGTAGATATGGTGGGGCAGATAAGTATGCTTGGGCAGCTAATGCTAATGCTAATGGCGGTTTAAAGCATACCGAAAAACGGCTCGTATGCAAAATGCAAGTAGTGGGCAGACCTTCTCTAGCATCTTCCCAGATTGTTATAATTGATAACGTGGGCAAACGTTGGTCAGGCCCTTGGTACATTAAACAATGTACTCATTCCATGGATGCCGGTCAAGGTTATGTAACTAACTTAGAGCTGGTTAAGAATGCTGGTAAGTCAGGTTCAGTTACCTCGAAATCTGGTTTATCTACTCAAACTATTGTGGCTAATGATGCTAAGTCGAATGGTAAAACCGATAAGGGTAAAGATAAGAAAGCCTTGAGTAATACCAATGAATTGGTACTTGATTTTACCTATAATGAGGTAGTATACTTTGTAGAGAACTTCATGGGTAAGAATGGTGAGGTAGTTGATAAAAAAGGTGCTTCTGAATTTGTTCGTAAGAAAGCTTATTATACTGAAGTAGTTGCTAAAGACCCAATAGCTAAATCAGAAGGTATAGTTATTAGTTCAGGTAATACTACTACTTCTACAGGTAAGTATATCCCAGGCAAGATATCCATCAAGGAAGTTCAAGTACCAGATGATTATTGGGTTAAGTTCGATTATTCAAAAGTAGCTCAGAAGAATTTCACAGAGTACATAAGAAAGAATAAATTAAAATAATTATGGGATACGAAACTGCAAAGATAATAACCGAAGAAGGCCTAGAAGGTCTTGGTAGGTACTACTCAGTTTATCGAGGTATAGTCGTAGACAATGAAGATACTGAGAAGAATATGAATAGGGTGAAAGTATGTATCCCAGAAGTAATGGGCGGTACTTTTGCATGGGCTTTACCTAAAGGACAACACGGTTCAATCAGTACTGGCTTCAAGTTCTTAGCTCCTAAGATAGGCGATATAGTTTTTGTTACCTTCGAGTTCGGAGACCCAACTAAACCTCTTTGGGAATATCATGGGTGGGGATTACAACAAATTCCTGAGCCATTGAATGGTCCCAATAAGATGGGGTTGGTTACTCCCGAAGGTAATTTGATTGTTATCAATGATGATGAAGGAACTCTGAATTTATACTTCAATGGTACTGTATCGGTATACTCAGAATCAGATGTGGTAGTGGCTTCTAAGAAAAGCATTGGTATTAATTCTAGTGATACTGTAGTACTAAATGAGGGTAGTAATAGGGGAATCATTAACATCGAACAGTTAACTGAGAAACTAAATCAAACGATTAAGGAACTTGAACAACTAAGAAGTATGTTCAACTCTCATGTACACTCAGGTGTAACTACTGGACCTGGTTCTTCAGGTCCTACAGTAACTCAAGTAACTAAACCATTCTCACAATTTCAGATTGATGATTATGAGGATAAATCTTGTATACACTAATGGAAAAGAATTACTTCACAGATATAGTTGGTATAGGTGTAACATTCCCTATTCAACTTACTCGAAACGAAAAGGGAGAAACCGGTTGGTACCCAGTCAATGGGGATTTCAAACTTATCCGGGATAATATAAGTGCTATCCTATATTACATGATTGGCCAGAGATTTCGACAAGAAAACTTTGGTAGTAAACTTTGGCAATGTATCGAGGAACCAAACTCACAAGCCCTAAGTTTTATAATTAAAGAGTTTTTAAAACAAGCCATAGGTGCATGGGAACAGAGAATAACCTTCCAAAGTATCACAGTTACTAGAGTTGATGCAAAAATACATATAGAAGTAGCTTATGTAGTAAATGGAACAAATTCTAGTCAGTACCTCGACATCACCTATGATCACTCGGATAATTCATTAAATACACAATAATATGGGAATCACAAATAAATGGCTTAACCCATACCAGAGGTCTTACCAACAGATTAAGGCCAAGCTGGTAGAATCCCTTATGGGTCTTAAGGACAAGGATGGTCAGAAACTCATAACGGACTATTCGGAGGGAAACATCCTTATTATCATTCTCTCCTTGTTTGCAGCAATTGCCGAAGTACTGCATTACTATGTAGACAATATGGCAAGAGAAACTTTCTTATCTACGGCTCGTAGGTATGATTCAGTAGTTAAACATGGTGCATTGGTAGATTACCATGCTCGAGCGGCAATTGCTGCTACGGTAGATGTAATCTTATCTAGAAGTATTACTGGTAACTCCATTGGTGCAAAGTTAACCATACCACAAGGAACTCTATTTACAGACCAGAGTGGTAATAGCTGGTTATCTGCCCGAGACGTTACTTGGTATTCAAATGTAACTACCTGCAGGGTACCAATTATTCAACACGAGAAGTATACTACAAGTGCTCTCAATAACATGGTAATACCTACAGGAGATAGAGTACAACTTAATCTTGGTACATTACCCAACGGTAAGTATTATGAACATGGCTCTATGTCTTTACAAATAGGTGGGGAATCTTGGGTACTGGTAGAAACCTTTGCAAAGTCTAAACCTACTGATAAACATTTTATGGTGTCAGTAGATGAGTCTCTAAACCCCTATATTATGTTTGGGGATGGTACCTTTGGTAAGAAACCTGCAGCAGGTGCAAAGATAACCAATGTAGTATTCTATTTAACCAACGGTTCTCAGGGTAATGTAAAGAGTAATACAATTACCTCAGTACCTTCCGTTATATCCTCATCAATTACAGATGCCACTGTAAGTAATGCTTATGATGCCGGGGGCGGTTCTAATTATGAGAACTTCACTATGCTCAAGGAACATATACCTTTGAGTGTTAAGACTCTGGGAGTAGCAATTACCAAAGAGGATTTCGAAAGCCTGGCAATGTTAGTTGATGGGGTTAATAAGGCAAAAGCAGATTACGAATGTGGTAGAAAACTTACGGTATATATTAGCCCAGATGGTGGAGCAGTAGCTTCTTCTGAGTTAATCAGTAGAGTATACAACCTATTATCTCAAAGGGCTCCAATGACTACTTGGCTCAAGGTTAAATCTGCAGGCAAAGTTCAAATCATTTTGGAAATGGATGTCACTGGAAAGAAATCTTATAAGACTGCCGAAATACAGACTCAAATCCTTACTGCTTTATATAATGCTTACTCTCCAGAACAAGCAGAGATTGGTGGAAGTGTAAGGGTATCTGATATCTATGCTCTGATTGATAATTTGTCTACTGTAGATTACCTACACCTTACCAAGTTCTATATCAAGCCTTGGCTTACTACTATCTATGGCAACAAGGAACTTGCATTGGGACAATTCAAATTGAATAAGGCTACTGGGTCTATGACCTACTTCATAACCTTCAATTCATCTACGACTTTCACAGTACGTTCAGTATCGAATGGTTATGTAGCTACGGGCTCTGTTGGTGGTTCACTTCAGGTAGTAGACAAGGCAAATGGTTTTGACTTCTCCCTGGATATACAGAACAACAGTTACCAATCTGGGTACCGTTATTCAATTACAGTATCAGAACCCAACCATGATTATGAAGACCCTGGTTTTAATTTACCAGTATTCGAAAATGCTTCACAGTTAACACTAACCGTAAATGAGATAGTATGATAAACCTCAAAAACCTAATCGATTTTTTACCATTCGAATATAAGGACCAAGATACTTATAAGGTAAATGGTAAGGGCATTCTGGAGAGGTTTCTAGAAATTTGTGGAGAGCATTTTGAAGATTATATTACTAAGGACATTGATAACATTCTGGATATTATTGATATAGATAAAACTCCAGACATGTATCTCAACTTTCTTTGGCAATTCCTCGGAGAAATGCCCTTCGCTTATGGGAACACAATAGATGCTCAGAAGTGGTCAGAGTACTTTAATGGTTTCTACTCAGACAGTAAACTCCAAGAATTATCAAAGCTTTGGATAATACCCAAGGAGGGACCTTTCACCTTAACCAGTACTCAAGTAAGAAACATTCTAAGATACTCGATATCTCTATTCAAGATACGAGGTACTTCTGAGTTCTTCGAAATAATGATGAGGCTATATGGGTTAACCTGTACAGTCTCAGACCCTGCTAAGGCAGATTCTTACGATGGTTGGATAAAAGGCCATCCTTACTTCGACCAATACTTCTTGTACGACGACAAGTATTCCTATGATAATACATTTGATTGTTCTCAATGTATACCGGTAACCTTTAGTCTTACAGGTCATGGGTATACTTCGAACTCTGAGGCATTCAAGAGATTTAGGGAAGCAGTAGAAAGTTTCTTCCGAAGATTCATACCTTACCACGTATCCTTCAATATCCAATATGGATTTACGGTAAACGATGGGTATGCAATCAAAGCAGAATTGGTAAACCCAGACCAACCAAATCTGATAACTTCTGAAGTATTCGAAGTACCAGTTAGGGTAACAGTAACTGCTGATTGGCCTAATGCAGATTTAAGATTCCAGATATCAAGTGACAAGGTAAACTGGGGATACACAAAACATCCCAGTGGTTCCATATTTAATATACCAAGGGCTGGTACTTATTATTTCAGAAGCGTTGGAGATAACTCCAAGATAACCCAAATCACTGTAGGTCAGGAATCTTATAATAGGGTATACTCAATTACCTGTGACCCAGTTACTGCAGAGATAACTCCATCAAAGCTAAGTGTATATACGGTAGTAAGGGCTAACGTATCCTATAAGGGACAAATCAAAACTTGTAATGTTCGACTGTCAGGTACTGACCAAGTAAAGATATCAGGAGCAACCTGGGAATTTAAAGAACCCGGTACTTATTACTTTGAGATTGTAGAGTTCCCAGTAAAGCAAACTTCCTTTGTAGTAACTCGACAAGAGATTACTTATAAAGTAAGATGTACTCCATCAGAGTTTCGAGTTGGAGATAAACAAAGTATACGGGATGCAACTACTACTCTAACTATCGAATCTAATTACCCAGAATCGTTTACTGGAGATTTATATTGCAGATTGGTGGGTGACACTAAGTTATTTAAGAATGGTGATAAGTTTACTGCCAGTAGTTATGGTACCTATAAGTTTAGGTGTACCCTTGATAAAAGAGAAACTGAAGAAGGGGTGGGTATCTTCGAAGTAACTTCTGGTAAGACGGCAATCTATCGGGTTAGTATTAACCCACCATCTTCTACTTTGTTCAATGGCTCAGCCAAGACTACAGTAAGTATTCAACGTATCTCCGGTAATGGGGATGATTATAGAGTAAGAGTGGTAGAGACTGGGGAAGTATTCGATGCTAAGAATGGTTATGTATATACTACCAATAGGTCAGGAACTTATACTTTCCAATCCGTAGCATACCCCTCTGCAAGGACTATCTGGACTGTAAGCAATTCTCCAACAGTATATCAGAATAAGTTAAAGATAGTTCCTTCAGATACTACAGATGAACATTGGCAAGAACCCGATTGGACTTTACCTGAAGACCAGATTGATAATACCTATGCAGTATATGCTTTGGTAGATGAGAAGTCTGCTTGTAAGTTCTCACTGGAAGAGATGAAGAATGGGGTAAATGTAAATGGTACTGCTACTTGTGATGAGACTGGGGAAACCTATAACCTGGGTGAAGAGATTACTCTTACCAAGGCAGGTACCTATACCTTTGTAGCTGATGATGGTTCTTCTCTAAGATGCCAAGTAATCCTAGAAGATTATCCAACTATCATTGAGATATCTTGTACTCCAGAGTATGCCGAACTAAAGGGTACTGTTAAACAAGTATCTACCCTAATCAAGTGTACTTCGAATAAACCAGATTTCGATAGTAGAATTAGGGAAGTAGGTAAGGTTAATATCTACGATGCTGGTGGACAAGGCTATGAATTCATCACTGCTCAAGCAGGAGAATATATCTTTGAATCAGTTGCAGATACTTCTAAGAGAACTAAGTTCACAGTAGTAGATGCAGATCTCTTAAGTGTTAATCCTCAAAAGTTGGAATGGGATTTCGATGACTTATCCGAAAAGACTTTCACCATTACAACCTACAGTAATCAATCTTGGCAAATAGTAGAACAATGATAAACACAATCGATAGAATCACTGAGACCACAACTCAGTCTTTATTCAAGACATTTACTGTGGGCATATTGGGAGAGTGTACTCAAATTCTTTATGATTTGAGATGGATGATAGTACTGGCAATAATACTAATCATATCCGATTTATGGTTTGGAGTATCTGCTAGTAGAATCCAAGGTATAGAAATTCGAAAGTCTAGAGCTGGAAGAAGAACTCTAAATAAGATAGTAGATTATATTTGCTATGTTTTATTGGGAGCTGTACTTGGTAAGGCAATAGGTGAACCCTATGGGATGGACCCAATCGTAGTATCTATAACTGTAATGGTGTTATGCTATTGCTTCGAAGTAGATAGTATCTATGGTCATATCTGTGAAATACATGGTATCAAAAAGAAGTACAGTATATGGAAGATTCTCTTTAAACTGTTAACCTTCAAGTTCAAGGACTTGGGTGAAGCATTTAAGGATATGGCAGAACAAAAGAATAACTTTAAAAATAACAATAATGAAAACGTACTTTAAGTATGAAGGTATCATTAAATCAAAGGAAGCAGCAGAGGCAATTGCTGCTCCCTCTGGTTTAGGGCCATTCTGTGGTTTTGGCTCAGCCACCATAAATGGTAGTAAGTTAACGGTATCTCCTCAAGGAGTATCTGGGAGTAAGTATGCTAATGTAATCAAGGACCGTATCATGGCAAGGTACATGGCAAAGGCTTCAGAAGATGGAGAATTACCCGATGTAAACTTTGGTTGTATCTCAAGAGATGGATATGTATTTATCTCTGATGAGCAAACTCTTACTGTCGAAAATATTCAAGGTACTCAAGGCTCAACTGAAGAGGTATTACTCTTTGCAGTACATACTACTATCTCAGAACCAGTAGATAACCCAGTAGACTTCGTAGCCTATTGGAATGAATCCTCAGAAAGCTTCTATGATTTATTCAAGAAGGCTAACGATATCTATTACCCGATTGCCGAGGCAAATCGTACTCCGAGTATACTCAATAGTGATGTATATTCCGATTATAATATGACCTATAGCAATCTTCTAGAGATGGTAGAGAGTGCTTGCCCTTATTACTCTAATAATAAGAATTCGGTTGTTCTTATCGGTATCTATGGTAAGGGTACAGATGCAATGACAAAACGAAATGAGAACTTTGCAATCGTACCCTACCAAGGTAAATTCCAAGAGATACCCTTTACTACTGCAACCTATAGTTCATTCAAAGAATCTATAAAGAGAACCGAAGAAATGAATACTGGGTTCCCAGTAGTGGACGAAGCAGGCAATTCATTGAACATCAAACAATACATTGATGCTCAACTTGAGGCAATCAGAAAAGAATTTGCCGAGTCTCTGAGTACTGCTAATCTCCCAATCGGTTCTATTATCCTCTGGGAAACTGATGTAATCCCAGAAGGATGGGCAGAATACACCAAGGCTTCTGGTAGAATAGTTATTGGTTACCAAGCAGGAGGTATTCAGATTGGTGATGAAACTATGTTACAGAATGTGGGTGATTACTATACGCCTACTCAGGGTAACTTCCTTATCCAGATTAAGGGTGATGATTTGCCTAAGCATAGACATGCTCTTGGTGTATCTAAAGGTAAACAGGATAATGCTAACAACTGGGAGAACGTTCGTCCTCAATCCTTCTTTAATAGGGAGACAGGTTTGAATGGTGACTTTGGTAGAGGAACTCCAACCAAAGGAATTCAAGATGGTGCTATTGTAGTGAGCTGGAATTTGCTTGGTGAAAGTTTCTTACAAGAGACTTCGGTAGAGACTTTGAATATCGAAAAATTACCACCGACTATTACATTACGATATATCCAAAAGATATCATCATAAGTAACTTCATTCCACTTCATAATATAGATTGAATTAGTTATTAGTATTAGGACACTTTACAAATCGTGTTTGCATAGTTGATTTTGAAAATCCGTTGGGAAAGGGACGTTGGGAAACGCCCCTTTTCTTTTGTGTTAATACTTAAGTTCTTCCTTAGCTCTATCTTCCCAGTATTGGATATCTTGCCTAAGTTCTGAGATATATCTCATGGAATCATTAGTCTTAGGCATTTCAAAAAACTCTATAAGCATTATGTTGGTAATTCGAGTACTATCTCCAAGTCTCTCTTTAATAAAAGGAGGAGGAGTTAGTAATACCTCAAATAAGAGATAGGCATCGGGAGAAAGTTTATCCTTCATATACTTATACATCATATCAAGCATTTCGGATTTAGCTTTCTCTTGTTCACTATCATCCTCTAACTCTTTATCATTATCGAATAAATCATCAAGCTTAAAGAGACTTTGATTATACTCTGCTTGTTCTCCGTATGCCGAACGAAGCAATTTATTTTTGAATGTACTAAGTGATGCAAGGATTCTTGCTTTAAGATGTTCTTCAGTACATTCACCATAGTATTTGTTGAAAACAAATAACATCTTATCCCAGAAATAAGATTGAATGATATCAGGTGTAAGGTTAAACCTTTTATAATCAATCTGTCGGGTAAGATTTCTGATTACTGGCTTACAGACTTTATAAAGTCTGTTGAATGTAGCTTCATCATATTCCTGCATAGGCTTTAATCTATGAAGCTCTGAGCCATTATTTCCTTTACTTTTTCCCATGTTCTTTTAAATAATTCGTTATGCAAATATAAGTATTTTTTCTTATATAAAATAATAATATTAAATATACTTGAGCTTAAGGTAGTGGATTAGTATGTTTCTAGATAGTTGTCAACATGCTCAGAACTATCTCGGTACTATCAAAATCTATTAGTTTATAAATATTGCAATATAGATATGAAAAAGTTTAAAGACTCAGTTAAATTTAGTTTTACTCCGGACTTCCAGTTAGAGATACTCCGGTTCATTCTAAGGGATAAAGAAGGTGGTTTAGTCCTGCGTCGGGTTAAATCAAGTTATCTGGTTCTCATAGAACATGCTCTTATATTCGAGGGCATATCAAAGTATTTTAAAAAGCAAGGCAAGATGCCTTCAGAAAATATTCTGAAGCAGGTTATAAAAGAATTGCTAGAATCGAAGGCATACGTCGATTTAGTAACTAAGGATGACTTGCCAAGTATTCAAAAACTGATAAGCAATTTGTATCATATTCCCTTATCTGATTCGGAATATATCAAGGAAAGGATATATCAGTTCTCTACTTACGTTGAAATGAAGAACCTAAATGATTCCTTCGACTTGGATAACTTCGAACAATATGAAGAATATTCAAGGAAGATTGAGAAGGTACTTCAGAAAAGTAAACCTAAGAAAGAGGATGAACCCTTATATATGATACGAGATGTTACAGAAAGACAGTTTAAAAGACAATCTGAACCATCCGTAATACCTTGCCCATATAGGCAATTGAATGATCTTACCAATGCAGGAGGTTACCCAGAACATTCTGTAAATGTGATATTAGATAAACCCAAAGCAAAGAAGACATTCTTCATGGTAAACCTTGCAAGAGGTTATCTCAGAATGAAGAAGTCAGTATTATATATAGATACAGAAAATGGTCAAGAACAAATCATGGACCGTTTCATTCAATCAAGTATTAATAAAACCAAGAAAGAATTATATTCTGGGGATTATGATAAACTTGAAGCTAAGCATTTAAGGAAACTTGCAAGGTTTGGAGTTGAATTAGTAGTTGAAAGAGTACCTGCAATGATTACTAATTGCATTTATATTAGAGAAAAGATAATACAACTTAGGAATCAAGGAATAGATATAAGGGTACTTATGGTCGATTATGCTGGTAAGCTTGCATCTATTGCAGGAGATAAGGATGATTTTGAAAGAATCTCTAATGTATATATTGACCTTCAGAACTTGGCAGAGGAATTACATCTAGATGTAATATGGACTGCTCATCATATTACTCGTGATGGTAAGAAGCATAGACTTACCAGATATGACGAGAATGATATCTCTGGTTCAATTGCCATTGTACGTAATGCTCAGTTCATAGTGGGTCTTAACTCTACTGAGCAAGAGGAGAAAGATAACATTCTTCGAGCTGAAATAGTAGTACAGAGGGATGGTCTTCCTTCTGGTAGAGCTTTATTCAAATGCGATATTGAAAAGCAAAGATGTACAGAGTTTACCAAGGAACAACGTAAACAATATGATGAAGTATATGGTAGCAAACTGGATGAGCAATTTAAGAAGAAAGATAACCCGGATGCCGATAGTAAGAAAAGGGAAAGAACTACTGGAGACATTTAAGTGTAAGTTGGGTTATCATGAATGGGTTGCTGTACATTCTTATGAATATAGGCAACGTCCTCGTAGAGCAATCTTCTCTCATAAGGGAGGTAGAAAGAAAGCTCAGTATTATACCAAAAGAAAAACCGAATATTATTGTAATAACTGTGGGAAGAAGAAAAGATGAAAATAACAAATCAGTTTAAGTCTAAGCTCCGTACTTATTTCGTTAAAAGACTCGGAGCCTACGATTATAGGCATGGCTGGATGAGGGTCCCTACTTGCCCATACTGCGGTAGGGAACATAAGTTAGGTGTAAACCTTTCGATGTATCGAACCAATTGCTTTAGGTGTAATGCTCACCCATCACCCTCTCAACTGGTAATGGATATCGAGGGATTTACAGAATACCATGAACTACTTAATTTTTTGAACAATGGACAATTTGATGAACTTACATTCAAGGAAGAGAAAATCGAACTTGCCGAAGGAAAACCAATCTATTTACCTGAAGGGTTTCGAAATATCTCAATGGGAAAAAGCCAACTTGCGAAAAGCATCAGAGGCTATGTTAAAAAGCGTGGATTCGATATCAACAGCTTTTCGAGATATGGCATTGGCTATGGCACAACTCAACCATTCTATGGATATCTCATTATCCCGTTCTATTATAAAGGACAACTTAAATACTACAATGCCCGTAACGTCATTGGTAAGGGACCACGATATAACAACCCTGACAAAGATATCACAGGTCTTGGAAAGCAATTCATCATATTTAATCATGACGCATTGGAAATGTACAGGTCGGTATTCATATGCGAGGGAGCACTTAATGCTCTCACTATGGGGGATAGAGGCATTGCCACAATGGGTAAAGCTATTAGTGCCTACCAAGTCAATGAGTTACTTAAATCCCAATGCGAAAGATTTATTATACTGTTGGACCCAGATGCCAAGCAATACGCCATCAACTTGGGTCTCAAGCTTATTAACTACAAAAAAGTCAAGGTGGTGTTTTTACCAGACGGTAAAGATGTAAACGATCTTGGCCGTAAAGAAACTTTGAAGTTGATTTATAATACTCGGTACCAAAGTTATCAAGAACTTGTGAAACTCAGAAACTCATTGGATTAAGGAGTTCCTATTATAATATATAAATATATAAGAATATGAAAGAATTTATAAAACTTTGGCTTCACAATGCTGGTAAACTTACATTAGTGATATTGGCAATTATTACCTTTATAGTGGTAGTATTATGGTTAGATAGTTATGGAACCTTAGGATATATTGGTATAGGTATCTGGACATTGTTTTGTATAATTACCATTTTAACTTTGATAGAACATAATAACTAAGAATGAGAGAACCAAGCATTCACATCACAAAGTCTCAATTTGAGGAAATATTAAATACCTTAGAGGTAAATAACTTTCCGGTTGAGGCTTTTTTTGTTATTGCACGTAAAGAGGCAATAAATCATAGAGCAGTCTTAGTTTCTAACAATAAGAATACTAAGCGAGTTAAGAACATATTACTAGCATCTAAAGGAGATGCTGCCCTTGTTGCTGATATTTTATATGCAACTCGTATAAAGTTAAAGCATAGGGGAGTTCGTAAAATAAACGAAAGTAATTCTCGAGAATGGGCAAATTGTAAAAAGCTTGCAGAGATATGTAATACCTTCTGTGAAGATTTTAAATTTGATACTCGAGAAGGTTTTATCAAATACATAGAGATTGGGTTAAAGAGAATGACCGATTATCGAAACCTAATGCAAAGGTTGATATCCATGCAGGATAATATTACTAATCAAGTAAGTGCTGAAATGGAATTAGCCGAAGATAATGACCCAGGTTATACTAAGGATATTCATGATTACTTTGTTAAGAAGATAGCTAATGCTACTGGTATTTATGAATCCTATGAAAACCAACCAGAGAAGTATGTACACTTCATGAGGTTAGGTAAACTTATGGGAGAAAGAGATTGGAACTCTATTTGGTTCATCGATGCTCAATTTGAATCCCTTGCATGGTGTAATGGGTTACCCGAACCAAGTCAGATGTATAACGAGAAAGCAATTGAAAGATACAACAAGTATTTATATAAGAATAAAAATAAACAATCACTTGAAGCAGAACCAGAAGTAGAGGGTTCTCTTTGGGATAAAATCAAAAAGTAATATGAAAGGCTTACAATTTTTAGGCAATCGAGTAGAGGATGCAGCTAATGCTTTTATTGATGTCCTCAAGTATTCAGACCAGTCAGTAGAATATCCCGATTTTAAGGATATCGAACCTTGGCCTGATGAGATAGTTAACCTGTTCTATGTAATCTGGAAGAATGCTACATTCTCTGAGCTCAGTGCAATTATTATGTACACTCAGCAATCTTCTCGGTTTGATGAAATCTCAGAACTGATGCTGGGTATTGGTTTGGTAGAGATGAGACATCTCGATAAGATATCAGATTTTCTACAGAAGGCAGACCCATATGAAGATTATTCTACCATGAGTATCAACCCTAATATTGGGATTGGTTCTACTTGGGAAGAGGCAATGAAGATTGCTTTAAGTTCAGAGATGGAAACCATAGCTCACTATCGAAAGATTCAGAAAGCTATCCAACAATATGAAGACCGTAAAGATTATGATGATGTGAATTACTTCCTTGAGAAGTTAATTGCTGATGAAGAACATCATGTAAAATTACTCAAGGAAGTTTCTGGTAAAGAGAAATCTAAAGGTGTAACTGTAATCATCAAGTAATGAGTAAGATTATAATTCAGAATGGGAATATGTGCGAACTGGATTTACCTCTTAAGTTCGCACAGAAACTCTACCAAGAGTTTGCAATAAGACATCCCAATGCTTTCTACTTACGTACAAGGCAAAGAGGGATGCAGAACTGGGATGGTAAGATACATTATATTACCAAGACTGGTCAGTTTAAAATAGGTTTACTTCCTTTGATATATGAGAAATGTATTGAGTATGGGATTAAACCTAAAGTTGTAGATATGCGACAACCTTTACCTAAAGTCAGTAAGGTTGTTACGAAGATAGGTAAATATACTTTAAGACCCGAACAAGAGAAAGCGGTCAAGGCAATAATCAGTAATACCATAGGAGGTAAACCTTTTCAGATTGGAGTTTTAGATTATACGGTTAATGCAGGTAAAACTCTTATCATGTCGTCTTTATATTTATCCTATAAGAAGCAGTTAAAGACTTTGCTAATAACTAATGACTCTGACTGGTTGAATCAAGCTAGAGAAGAATTCAAGCAATATCTCCCGGGAGAGAATATCACTTTCGTTCAAGGCAAAGTTTTAAATTGGAGTAACTTCACCATAGGTATGGTTCAATCTATTTCTCGTAATATGAGATTTTATCAAAAGGAATTATCTCAGATTGATATGGTACTTATTGATGAGGCTGACCAAGGAGGTAGTAAGCAATATCAGAATGTGATTACTCGTCTCTTTAATACTCGAGTTCGTATCGGTTTATCTGGTACGATTTATATGAGTAAGCTTGCTAAGGATAGAGTTAAGAACATGAATTTACACTGTTTCTTTGGTAATGTACTTGCTGAGTTTAAACTTAAGGATTCAATTCGAAAAGGTTATTCTACTAAAACAATCGTAAAGATGGTACCTGGTAAACCCTGGTATGGTAATTGGGAATCAGATTGTATATCCTATAAGGAAATATACGATGATACCATTACCGAAAATAAGAAAGCAAGGAAGATGGCTTTATCTCGGTTAAAGTGGAATTTATCCTATGGCAGATATCCTGCACTTGTAGTTTGCAAGCATATTGCACACTGTGAAAATCTATATAAATTCTTTAAAAAGAAACTGGGCGATGCCTATAATATTGCCTATGTGCATGTTGATACTCCCACTAAAAGGAGACAACAAATTATGAAAGATTTTAGGGAAGGCAAGATAGATATCTTGGTATCAACTACAATCATTGCTCGAGGTAAAAACTTTCCTAAGCTTAGGTATCTACTTAATGCTGCATCCATGGATAGCCAGGAAAAATCAATTCAGTTCCTTGGTCGTTTGGTAAGAACCGATGAATCGAAATCTCGAGTGTATCTTGATGACCTTCACTATCCAGGCAATTACTTAGATAGGCATGGTAAACATAGGAAGCAGTATTATCAGAGACAAGAACTAAAAGTAATATTGTTAGATAAGCTATGGAAGAAACATCCTAACTATAGCCTTACTAACAGTTAACTAGAAGTACTATGAGTATATACTTTTTCTCCGTAGGAGGAAAGGTATATTACGAATAAAGGACATAAGGCATTAAGATATGAAATACTTTATAATTATAGGAATACTCCTAATAGGATATTCAATATACCTTGATACTTATTGGAAATGTGACTTCTGTAAAAAGAGAGCACATAGAAAGAAGTGGAATAGAAATTATTCACGAGGTATCTTCATTGATTATTATATTTGCCCTCATTGCAAAAAGGATGGGCATACAGAACACCCATTAACAGATTCATTATGAGAATAATAAAATGTTTTACTAAGCCAGTAAATACTAATCCCACTAATGTATTCAATTGTAGGGACTTGGTATGGATTACTGATATTAAGAGCACTCGGTTTAACGTAGAAACTACAGTTTATTACTTTCAGTTATACTTCTGCTCAGGTCTGATAATCAAAGTATGTCAAGATTCAGAGGATGGTACATACCAACAATTAGAGGAACTCAGGGAACTATTTATTAATAATATCGGTTTTTCTTATCTACAGATAGATGGGAAACAGTTCGATAGTGTATATTTAACCGAAAAAAAAAT